CAGGAGCGGGCCATATAGACATACGGGGGTCTGGTGGGGGGTGACGGGGTGTGTGTGTTGTCGTAACTCGTTTGCCCGTCTGGGTTTCCGTCGTGTCTGTTGGAACCAACAGACCAACAAGCACGGCAATCGCTAGGGTATGGGGTGCCGACCGCCACGGCGACAAGCGCGGCCGCCACCTTCGAGTCAACTAAGTTGAGAGAGTCAACTAAGTGGATCGGCTCAACTTATTTGATTGCCACGGCCAGCGCAAAAAGAAAGCCGCGGCGCCGTTGCCAGCGCCGCGGCTTGCGAGTGTCACCCGCGCCTAGTGTGCAGGGTAGACAACGTCGATATGAGCCAGGGCGCACGCCGTGCAGGAGCCACACTTCGCCCGCTGGCGCCACGCTTCAACGTCCGCGGCCGACCGCCCCGCTTTCCCGGCTTTCGTGCGGGAGATGAAAGACACGCGAACCGCGGGGCATACGATCGTCTTTCGCCCGGTACGCTTCGCCCACGCGGCCGCTGCCGCTGCCGCCGCTTCAAGAATGCGGCGGCGCTTGTGCGCCCCCTTCCCGACACGCTCGCCAGCGGTGAAAGAACACGCCCCCGCGGGGATAGGATGCGCGGCGATGGTGTCGGGATTCATGTCGGGCGTCTGGATCGATTCGCGAACGACTACAAGCCCGTTCAACTGCTCACGATAGAAAGCCGCTTTCTCTGCGCTCTCTACCGGAAGGTGGCAGGGAGTTCCGGCATTCTTCAAGAAAGAAAGCAGAGCGCGAACGCGCGGAATGAAAAGACGATCGGCCAGCGCGGCCGCCGGTTTGGGCAGCGCGCCGTTGGTGGAGAATCGAAACCACGGGCGCGGCGGTCGGCCGTGCATTTTCTCGCGCTCTAGTTCGTGCAGCGCTTTCGCGACGATGGCAGAAGCGGGCGCGGCTTCGTGCCGATCTAGTTTGTCTTTCAACTGCACGCGATCATGTCGGTTTTCGACCACGATCGCATAGCAGATACCATCGCGATCGGCACCGGCCGGGAAGTGTGCAGGATGGTGTCGGCAGCCTAGGTCACAGTTCGCGCCGCCGCTGCGCCCCATGTTCAAGCTGGCGGCGCCGGGAACTCCCTTGGAAAAACTCCCAAGTACTGGCGCCCCGAACTGCTCGAGCGGCTGGAATGTTTCGGTCTGCATTGTCATCTCTCCCGATAGGTATGTCGGCCGGTCACAGTTGCCGATCGACAACAGAAGTATATTCGATATCGGCCAACGCAACAGCCGTACACAAGGGAAAACACACTCGCACCAGGCCACCGCCAGGGCGCCGTCTCGCGCACGACGAGCCGTCATGGTCGGAGTCGGGGTCGGGGTCGTGATGGAGTCGTGGTCGTGATGGAGTCGGGCCGCGACACACTCACGCGCGCTGCACAACCTGGGCGGCGATGTCGCCGGCGGTGTTGGTGATCGTGTCGCCCGACATGAAGCGAGCGATGGCGATTGCCGCGGCAGCGCTGCTCGCCTGCTCCCCTTGCGCAACCGCAAGCGCAGCCGCCGGATACTCCCGCTCCAAGTACCAGCCAACGGCCTTGGTGAATTCAGCGTAGGTCTGCGGTTTCACGGGGGTTTCTCCGGTGTTTTGGAATAAGTGAACGGACGTTGATCGAATATTCGATAACGGGTATAAATGAGGGGGTTCCTTTGAGTCCATCCCAAACAGGAGACATGAGATGACGTTTGAAGAGTGGAAGAGCGGCCGGACGAGCGATGTGAATCACGACGCGATCTTTGAGATTGGCGAGGCGCACCTTTGCGGTGACTTCGCCGCCGCCGAAGCGGTCGAAGTGTTCATCTACGATGACGCTGCCGTGTTCAAGTTGAGGGACGGCACCTACTACAACACCGCGGACGATGGACTCTCTCTCACGCTGGAGGCTGCGGAGTGCGCGGCGTTCGCGGGGCTGGAGCGCGAGCGGGCGCGGAGGAGTCAGCCCAAGGCAAAGACCACCGACGCCTACACGGTCGGCAAGTACACGACCGAAGGGGGCGGCGTGACCGTGACGCTGCGGTTCAACGGCCACGGGGGCGTGTTGCTTCGCCACTTCTCAGGCAACCAGGGCGCAACCAAGGCAGAAGCGTATGCCGCCACGCTCCAGAGGGTGGCCGATGTTCTGAACGGCGCCAGCGAAGAGTGAGATTGAGCGACCGCGGAATGGCCGCGGTCAGGATCGATACTACTAGACCTACCCAAAGGGAGAAGAAAGCAATGACCACTGCAACGACAAGCGGCTGGAAGGTTCAAGAGGGATTCGGCCCGCTCACCGATGACATCACGAAGTGCTGGGGGATGCGAAGCACAAAGCGCACGTTCACCTGCATGATCGAAGCCGAAGCGTACAGCGAGCAACTGTACGAGCGCCGCGTTCGACAGGTGATGAAGAGCGACCCCGACGATTGGCAATCCTACTGGACGCGCGTCATCCAGGTCGGGACGCCTACGCCCGAAGCGGTGATCTATTACGCGGTTTACGAGTCCGACAATGCGAAGGGATACGATGCGGATTACGAACCCTGCGAGTCGAAGGAGGAGGCCATTCGCGAGGCAACCGGCTACCTGAGTTTCGCGAGCGGCCGGAACGATGTCGTGTATGTGGTCGCCGTACCGGAGTCGATGTGCGTGACCGACAACGAGGAGTGGTCGCTCTGGGATTGCTTGGGTGAGATCGAAGCCGACCCCGCTTCGGAGTTCATCTACCTCCACCGCGGCCGCGAGCGACTGTCCGATATCCAAGACACCGACATCGTGGCCGACTTGCGGAGCCTGGCCGACGATGAAGATGACACGCTGGGGCTGCTGCTCAAGCGGGCGGCCGACGAGATTGAGCGGCTGCGTGGCACCACCAAGAAGTGATGCTGGTGTGATCGATAGAACCAACCCGAAGGGAGACTGACCGTGACTGAAAAGAAATTCCTGGTGCGCTGGGCCAATGGCGAGGCCACCACCCTAACCCTTACCCATATCCAAGAGCGATGGGATATGGACTACACCAACGACGAGGATGACGAATACGAAGAGACTCTGGGCGAGTGGCTCGACGCCGCCGATGTCGGTGACGAGTTCGTCCACCAAGATGACCGTGAAGTTTTTATCCGAACTGAGTAGACCACCAACCCGAAGGGAGACTGACGATGACGTTTGAAGAATGGCAGAAGACGGCCCAGCGTATTGTGAATGACTTTGATTTGAGCAATGCGTCTGAGGGTTTTGGATTGAGCAACGTGGTCGCCGTCGTGCGACACCAGCCCGGTGACATCGCGGAGCTGGCAGACGGCACCTACTTCACGGTGTTCGACCGCGACGAGGCGAGCGGCACCCTAGAGGAAGTGCAGCGCGCCCTATGGGCGGGGTGGGCTGAGTGGGAGACGCGAGTCCTGCTGGCGCCGCCGCCCATGCACGCGCGGGAGATGTATGCTCGCCTCGCGATGGCGCTGCAACGGATCGATGCCATCACCGATGGCAGCGAGTGGCTGGCACAGCGTCACATTCGCCGCGTGATGGATGCGATGGCCGACGAGTTCCTCGACCGGACGGGCGGCGACCTGGCGTTTCAGTCCAAGACCATCGAAATCCCTCGCGAGGTGTTCAACACGAAGGGGGAGGAGCGATGAGGGCGACGATGGGCGTCAACATCAACGACGGCGAAGCCCCGTTCACCCAGATGATTCTGGACGGGGAGAAGACGGTGGAGACTCGCCGTTCGCGGTCGCTTGATAGCGTGGTCGGCAAGCGGGTGGGCCTGGTTCGCACGGGCTGCGGGCCGGCCACGCTCGTCGGCTACGCCACGGTGGGCGAGCCGATCCGATACTCGAACACCGACGAGTTTCGCTCGGAGTACCACCGCCATCGTGTGCCGAAGGGCAGCAGCCACGACTGCGACGGCGCCGGGAAGTGGGGCTACCCGCTGCTCAACGTGGAGCGGGCCGAAGCGAGGGTCATTGAGAGTCGCGGCATCGTGCTGCGGCGGCTGCGGTAGTGTACGGTTGTTTGTGTGTCTGGTATACTCGTTATCGATCTAGCCAATCGGGCTGGGTCACAACCCCGAAGGGAGAAGGATGATGAAGAAGAGGCTCGACAAGTTGACCGCGCAGCGGCAGAAGAGGCAGAAGGAAGTGTTGACGAAGGTGGGCCATCGCGTGGCTTGGCTGGCCGCCATGCGGCTGAAGGAGCGTGGGTGGGAGGATGATGAGATCGGTGACTTGCTGGCCGATGCCATCCATGCAGCAATGACGGCGATCGTGAAAGACCTTGGCACCAAAGGGGAGGTCGATCCGGCCACCGGCTGGTGGACTGAGGGCAGCGTTCGTCGGGCTGTCAATGTGCGCGAGTACGCCGGTCACTTGGCAGACGCCTACGACGGCGAGCGGCAGACGGCCTGACGCGAACCCCCTGTCGCCCGCGGGCAGGGGGCTGCGACAGGCCGCCACGTTGGCGGCATTAACCACGAAGGGAGAAGGACGATGACACCCGAAGACCTGTGCCAGCGATTCACTGGCGTTCATTACCGCGATTCAGCGTTTCGCCGCGCGGCCGACACGATGGATTGGAACAACCGCTGGCCGCTCATCGATCGCGATGGCTACCTGACAGGGGCCGTCACCGAGGGGGATGACTGCCTCAACGTCAACAACGAGGTGATGATCCTGCCGTGGGTGGCGAAGGCTGGATGCTGGTCGATTGACTTTGAGGAAGGCACGGCCACCCCCACGCAGCCGGCAATTGCGGAGGGCGAGTGATGACCGGACATGACTGGCTGATCGTGATGGTGACGGGTTTGTTTTTCTTTTGGGCCGCAAGCCGCGGCGAGTGATCTTCAACACAGAAGGGATGCACGATGAGAGCGAGTGACTCAATCAAGTTGGCGATGGTGAAGAAGGCGGCGAGCCGCCTGGTGGATGCGATCATGCAGGACGAGGGCGGCTTCAGCCTCGACACCCTGCACCGCATGACTGAGTTGGGCAAGGTCGCAAGCCTGCCCGATGACGAGTCGGTCGTGGCCGTGACCAAGTGGCACATGAAGTCCACGGGCGAGGAGCCGCGGTTCTGGGGCGGCGGCGTGGCTGAACAGATCGGGATCAAGAGCGAGTGATGCCAGGGTTCTCGCCCACCTGGGCGGGCTGGCAGGATCGATTGGTTTCTAGATGAAAGGGTTCGACATGAAGACGGTTGAGAAGACGGCGGCGAAGAAGCCGGAGCTGATTGAGACTGAGCGGAAGATGCTGGAGTTCATCGCCCAGACCATCGACCGCCACGGCTATCAACCCAGCATGAGAGAGATCGCGAAGGAGTTGGGATACGCCAGCCCCGGCTACATCCCGAAGTTGGTCGAGTCGGTGGAGCGGAAGGGCTATGTGTCGGCACAGCGTGGCGCTCGAGCCATCGTCTTCAACTGGAGGGAGTTCGTATGATCCACGTTGCAGCACACAAGGACGGAGACGTTGAGGCGATTGTGCATCGACTCCATTTCCCCGGAAAGAACACCGGCTGGCTGGGGGTTGGTGAACACGACAACGTCTGGCTGGTCATCCGCGGATGGGGGTACTGGATCACGCATCTGCCGCGGCTAGCCGACGATCTCACTGATGGGCAGCGAAGAGCATCGCTCATTCGTGAGGTGCAGCAGATTGCCGATGGTGTGATGGCTACCGAAGGCTCAATGGATGAAGCGTTTCGTCATGCAGCCGATGGGCTGCGCGATGGAAGGGCGGGGTACAAGATCTTTTACATCGGCGGCCAGCCTGCCGGCGTGGACTTGGACTTGGCTAGAGAGGCGGCGAAGAACTGCGTGAGGAGACACCTGAGAACGGAGGGAGAAGAGCGATGAGCATCTGCTACGGATACGGCCGGCATTCCACGAAGAAGCAGAGCATGACCCGTGAGGTGCAGGAGTCGAGGACTCACGACCACTGGCAGCGCGTGCTGCGGCCAGAGGGCGTGGCGTGGGGCGGGTTCATGTACGATCCCGCCACCTCTGCGGGGAAGCCGTTCTCCGAGCGGGAGGCGGGCCGGCAGTTGTTCTTGATGGCACGGCCTGGTGATCACATCGTGGTGACCAAGTTGGATCGACTGTTCCGCAAGTTGCTCGACGGTGTCAGCACCATCGAACAACTGGAGAAGCGAGGCGTGAACGTCCACGCCCTCGACTATCCCATCGCAGCGAACGATGCTATCGGCAGGCTGATCCGCAACCTGTTGATCAGCATGGCTGAACTGGAACGCGAGTTGGCGAAAGAGCGCACTGAAGCGGTGTACCAACACCGCTTGGAGCGTGGCCTGCCAGCGAGCAAGGGGTGTGCGGTCGGGTGGAAGGTGATGTCGCGGTCAGACGAGGGCGGCAAGGCTCATCGATACTACCGCGTGGACGAGGACGAGAGAGCGATGGTCGAGAAGATGATTGAACTGCGGGATGCCGGTGAGTCCTACGATGACATCGCCCTCTGGACGATGCGTCAGCGTGGGGCGAAGCGGACATTCCCGACAGGGATCATGGCGAAGTGGGCGATTGAGGCGGGCCTCGCCGGCTGGCCGAAGATCGGTGGGTATCGTTCGTTCTTTAGACTCCAGCAGACCGGCGAGCTGCTGGCCTATTGCTAAGAAGGGGGATAAGTGATGGCACGAAGGAAGAAGTACAAGCTCGACACCTGGGCGCCAGCGTTCGGGTGCTGGAACGAAACGGAGAGCGAGGCGCCGCCGGCGGCGTCCACGTTCCTCGCAATGTGGACTGACAAGGGCAAGTTCGGAACCCTTGGTGATTGCTGCTGCTACTACTACGATGCCGATGGCAAGAAGGTGGATCCCGACGAGAAGCCCCACGCCACCATCCGCTACTGGCAGTTGCGTGGGGATAGGTTCGTGGAGGTGCCGACTCCCGACCTCTGGTGCGAGGCGCGGTTCGTCATCCCCATTGGCAAGGCATGGGCGAAAGCCCACGGCCTCGACCACGCCTAGGGTAGATCACTCTCTGCCTGCCGCAGGGCAGCGACGGCCCGACGCACCCGTTTACTGATGGTGCGTGGATCGCAACGCTGCTCGAGGGCGAGCTGCTCGAGCGTCACTTGCTCGACTAGCCGATCCTCGAGCAGCGTTCGATCGTTTATGGAGAGCATCCGCAGCGCCTTGAGCGCCCGCATCTCCTGCCTGGTGCGGTGCAGTGCGGGCTGCGGGTCGAGGATGTTGGCGGTCGGGACATAGCGGCCGTCGATCCGCTGCTGCTTCAGCACCTCACGGTAGAGGGCATGGCGGATGGCGCTGCCGAAGTAGGTGGTGGGCAGCGACTTCTCTTTCTTATAGGTCAGAGCCGCAACGCACACGGCCTGCAAGGCCACGCTCTCCAGATCAATCCTGCGGGCAGACACCCGTAGGTCTGGGTTGCGACGAATGAACACGGCAATGGACGGCTGAACAAACCTCATGGCCTGCTCTGCTATCCGCTGCTGCCGCGCGTTGAGTTGCCGCTGCTTCTTCATCTGGGGGAGGATTTCTCGAGGCTAATCAGCTCATCGAGTTTCCTCCCCAGATTCTCAATGGACTCGGTGTGCTTCTCTTGCCCATCCACAATGGCATGGATGGCTTGGAAGTGAGCCGTCATCAGCGGCGCCACGATGTCAGTCCTCGCCCACCATAGGACTAATAGCAGGATCACCACCGGAAGACCGAAGCGTTCGGCTACCCGGTAGAGGAACTCACTGGTGTGTGGCGTGTCGGCTACCTTGACGGTATCGACTGCGACTTCTGCGGCGGGGGGCATCGGCCTGTCTCGCAACTGGGGAGGTGTGGCTGCTGGCGAATGATTACCTGACGAGCGTCCGGTGGAGTGGGGGCCGGCGGTGCGACAGGGCGAGCTGCTGCGGGGCGCTGGGATGTTGCGATCCCGCACTGCACCGCCAGTTCGATCTGCCACAACGCAACCGCCACCATCACCAGGCGTCTCATATCACTCCTCCCAATCCCCAATCGGGCAGCTTGGCCGCGGGCCATCCCTTGGATGGGCCGAGCGCCACGCAGTACCGATCCTTCACATCGTCCCACCTCGCCCAGAAACTCCCGACCGGGATCTTGAAGCCCGTCCCTTGGATGATGTCAGGGCCGACCAAGTAGCTTCCCCAGGAATTCTGGGTCAGCACCAAGCCGCAGCCGTACCGCTGATGGATGTCGGGGCGATCGTCCGCTGCGATGAATGCCATCGCGTGCGCCCACCCCTCGGGCGTTCGCTTGCACACACCGAACGCATCGCGCTGGCGAGAGAACGATTCGCCGCCGCACGTTGAGAGTGCGAAGCCGTTGGCGAGCATGTCTCGAACTTGCTCCCACCCCTTGGCTACCGTGGCCGATCCGACGAGATGCTGCGCGCAGATCTTTCGCACATCCTCGGGCGGGACAGTAAGCCCCCACTTCCCCTCGGTTGCGGCAGAGTATTCGGTGAGGTCGAGGTTCACCTCGGGATACTTCTGCCGCAGCAGCAGGCCGCATTCCTTGATTGCCACCTCGGCCGCAGCAGAACATGTCCACCCGTCCATCGCCCGACGACGATGCCAGTAGATCCCTTCAGTCGAGAAGACCCCGTTAGCCTGGGCGACGGGCGACACCAAGGGCGGCCGATACTTCTCGGAGTTCGGCCCGTACATCAGATAGGCACAGTAACTGACGAGAGCTGCGTTGCGTGTAGACCATGCCACGCATGAGCCGCGGCCCTGCGCCCCACCGGGCAGGCAGTTCGGATAGAAGGTCATCGCCGCTATGAACGGCAGCGACAGCTTCCCCTTGCCCGTGTCTTGGAGCGAGTAGTCATCGATGGCATCGCCGGCGCTGGCGTATCCGCCATGCTCCTTGAGGTATACCTCGAGGTCGGCGTCGGCCTGGGGATCCGGAACGAATCCCTTGAACCCGCTCTCATAGCTCTTGATGATCTCTTCTGTGTTCATCGCAGCGAGGCAGCTAGGTCAGCGAATGCCTGGGCCGTGTCGGCCTGAAGGGCGGGGTTGAGTGGCACATCTTCAGTGCCGATCCGGCTGGCGAGCGATTGCTCGAGCGCCTCCCGCAGCCCAGGCACATCACCGGCACGGTTGCCCAGGACGGCGGCCCAGACATAGAGGAGGGCGGCGCGGTGCGCCCGACGCACGGCGCCCGTGTCGGGGAACACTGGCTCGAGGGTCGGGTTGGCTGCGACCGACCGGGAGAGGATGAGGTAGGCGTCAGCCAGGGCGGCGCGGTCGCTGGCCTGCATCTTGGCTGCGACGGCGGCCACCTCTGGGAACGTGGCGGTCGGGGCCGGGGTCGGGGATGGCAGGGCCAAGCCGCCCATGCGGAAGATCAGATAGGCGATACCGATCGCGGCGATGGCGAGGATGCGTTTCATTTCTTCCCCCCCTGGTCGCCGCCGAGGATCTCCCACATCAGCTCACGGCAGAGCGTGGCCCCCTGCTTCATGCCCCCCTTGTCGAGGTCGGCAAGCAGATCGATGAGGGTGTGCGTCCACCGCTGCTGCCACCGCTCCTTGGTCACCTCGGCCGGCGGCCGGGAGAACCAGGCCGACAGATTGCCAGCCACATGCAGGGTGGAAAGGATGGCTGGGTAGCAGATTGCTATCCCAATCGCACTAAGCACCAGGATATCGAGCTTGTTCATACGCGATCACTCCGCTGATGAGGCCCGCGATGTAGTCTGCCAGTTCAGTACCGGGCTTCGTCAGCAGGATTTCCCGCACCATCCGCAGGATCTCGTCATCGATCTGGACATCGCTCTTCGATGCCAAGAACTCGAGCAGCCGCACGATCTCAACAGCCCGAGCCTGGCCGGCTGGGGCAGATGCGATGGCTGGGAGAATGTGCAGGGCTGGCGCCCACTCGAGGAGCAGGCGAATCTGACTTGGGAGTGACAGTACTGGGCCTGGCATTTGCCGCTCTCCTGCCGAAGACATAGTGGTTCCGAGGCCGACGCCTCCTCCTGCTTATGGCTTCCTTGCTGTCCGGATCGGCATACACCGCGATCCGCTTTCTGGCTGAGTCAGGGTCGAGGGAGACGGCCATGCAAGCCTCTGGGAAACTGATCACGCCCTGCTCGCCGGCCAGCCACTGCTTGGCTATGGCCTTGGCTTCGATCTCCTGACGCCGGGGCGGGGCCGGGGTGCTGGCGACCACGGCGGTGCGGCACAGCACCATCGCACAGATAGCCCGATACCCACCGGCCAACTCGCCGGGAGACAGAGCCTCAAGTTCGTCATCGACTATCCCGTCAAGTCCGCTTGCCATTCGATTCCTTTCTGCGGGCGATCTCACGGTCGATATACCAGCGAGCCTTCTCCAGATCCTCAATCGGCCGGCCCTTCAGTTCGCATCGTGCGATGTACTTGAGGGCGTTACCAAGGTGGAAGCCGAGGCCCCACGCTTCGATCACATCGATCGGCTCGACGGCCGTGGCGGTGTAGTGCGGAGGGTGGTTGATCGCGTCAGCCTTCTCAACCTTCATCGGCGGCAGATCCTTGATCGGTTCGTGCGGCGCCGTCACCAGATGCATTCTCAGCTTGTGCAACTTCTCCATCGACATTGACATCTCCCTCTCCCTTCATGCTTGGGGCCGGCGGTATTGTGAACCACTGGTTGCCCGTTACTCCCATCGATACCTTGAGTCGTGACCGCAGCTCATTGATCTCCGCGGCCGCAGCCTGGGCAGATGCGGCGTAGGATTGAATGATGATGTAGAGCCGCTCAATCTCGTCGGCACCACGCAGCAGCATCGCGCGGGTGGCCGCGGCGTGCGAGTCGGCCAGCATCCGCATGTGTTCCACTACCGCTAGTCGGCATGACCCTTTGGCGGGTGCTTCCTCTTGCGGGGCGGGGCGACCGGCTTCCTGCTGCATATCGCTTTCCATCTCCCGACCTCCCTGTCGAGTTCTTCTTTCGTGATTGGCTTGTAGGTTCCCATGCGGATGCATTCCTCCCGGTATCTCCGGTGAATGCGAGCCAGTGGATCCTCGGTCATTTGCTTGCCAAGCCCAGGCCCAGGTTGCCAATGCTGTATCCCACCCAAGCGATGCCCATGCCGACCTCACCCTTGCGGAACTGATCGATCGCCACGCACAGGTAGACCACGCCAACGCACCAGATCAGCGGTGTACTCATTGATCGTATGGGTAACCATCCTCCGGATCCTCGGAGTACACACCCTCCGACTCGTTGTCCCACCAGGCCGGCCCGACATCGGGCAGGCTTAGTCCTCCCACTCCACATCCCCGAAGAGGAAGTCGAACATGGAGTCCATCACTCACCTCGCCAAGTGGTGGTGACTTCTCCAAGGATGGCCCAGAACAGAGCATCGTGATCTTCCTTCGCCGGCAGCGGGCAGTCGTGTCGCAGAACGTGGCAGTATTCCTCGAGCAGCGTGTCGAGCATCATGCTCTCACTCGCCGCTGTGATTCGGATTAACGCTCGGCCCTCACCGAGGATGCACAGGCCGTGAAGCCCCGGCTGTCGCTTGACAACCCTGACCACGATCGGCGTCCTGGCTGGGTAGTGGCGACGAAGCCACCTCAACATTTTGCGCAGACTCGAAGGCATGGCAGAGGAGGGGTAGGTCGGTGAGTCGGATCGTGATCAGCCACCCGTGTGGGCTGCGGCTGGTGCGATGCATCACGACCGGGGTCTTGCGCCCAGCCTGCTTCACTGCCAGCCCCATTGCTCTTGGTAGGTTGAGCCGCTCGACCCACTTCACCTCCCAAAAAAGGCTAGGCGTCTGGTCTACAAGGATGTCCGGTGAGTCCGGATGCCAGCCTGAGAACTGCTGCGACCGCCGGCAGGCCCAGCCAAACAGATCTCGGAGAGTCTGGCAGGCGGCCAACTCTGCGCGCTTGCCTTTGGCTCGGCTATTCAGGGCCACGGGTCACCCCCTCTCCTGGTTCGATCCTCCAAGAATTTCTTGGGGATGGGTTCCTTTTCGTAGGGCAAAGCCTTTCGTCGCTTGAGGGCGGCGAGTTTCTCGACATCGACATATCCATCTTCTTCTTCCTTGGCCGCCAAGATTGAACCTTTCGGCAGCTCCCCGTACCCCGGCAACCTGTCATGCACCGCGTGGTGGCACCGGCAGCAGAGCGAGATCCACGACTCCCCGTTCGGAAGATCCTTCCGACCAGGGCCAGCAACGATGTGATGCAGCTCAAGCCATCGACCCTTTCGTTCAGCCGGCCAATGGCAGACGGCACAACGACCATGCATCATCATGTAGTCGTTGGCCGTCAGGCCCTTGTCCGCAGCTTCGCCTTTGAGTTTCTTCAAAACGAGATGCTCGTCATTCATGGATGGAGTTCATCGTAAGGGCGTGTCAAGCGCGACCTAGATGAAGTCATCGGCGGCTTCCACCCGCTTGAACTTGACCCAGCCCGAACCGTCGAGCCAGTTGCCGTTCTTGTCCTTCCGCTTGGGGAACAGGGTGCCGTCGTTTTTCTTCTGGCCGAAGGCGAGGCAGGCGCCGCAGCTCTGGCACCGCATCTCGTAGAACGTGTTGCCTTGGTTCTCACGCACAACTGGTGCGGTGTTCTTCGAGCCGCAGGCTCCGCAGGTCGAGTGGCTGAAAACCTCGACGGCCCCGGCGAGCTGGCCGAACACATCCTTCACATCCTTGCCGTCCACCTCCACCTCAACCCGCTCATTCTTGAACCGTACCTTCATCGCAGCATCTCCTAATTAAGGGAATCAACTCTGAAATCAACGTCTTCTGAATGTCTTGGGTAGTGTCTGCCTCTTTAGGAAACGGAGAGTGAGTGCGCAGGGAGAGCCGACATGGGGGATACCCATGTGACCCTCGCCTCCGCGATCTCCGTCTGCCTCTTTGAGGTAACCGTGTCGCTTCGTGCGGCCCAGGTTCATGCGTGACCAGGGCTTGCAGCTTCTTTCGCGGACGCATCCGCTTCGGCTTGGGCTATCTGCTTTCGGGCTTGCCCTGCGTGTGTTTGCCGACCGCCACCATCCAGCTCGGCTTCGACCAGAGGGGGATTCCCTCGAGGCCGCCGATCAACTGGCTCCGCTAATGGAACACGCTCTGCCTCACGACCCATCAGTCCTATCGTGAGCGTTGTTTCTGCAAATCTCTCCTTGCTACCTCTCTCCGTATTGCCTCGACATGAATGCGGTTCTTGCAGTTGGATTCGTTGACCACCCACCGGAGATATCCGGTATCGACGGTGCGAATCTTCTGCCCTTTGAACTTGCCGAACAGCATGTGATTTTCTATGTACCAAGTGCGGCGTGGGTTCTCGGGCCGCTCCGCTTCGGCAAAGACATCCCTTTCGTATATCGCGAACCGCCCCTGCGCTGTCAGCCGTTTTCTCTGCTCGACCTCGAGGGCGTGACGGGCGGCCTCCTCGCGGGCGATCGCAGCCCGCTCGGCTTCGATGACGGGATCGAGGGCGACGGCCTCCTTGCGGCCCTCGGTGGCCTTCTTGACCCGCTTCAGCAGCTCGCCCTCCAGCTCGGGGGCTAGGACATCCACGGCCGAGCGGAGGTCGCAGTGCCTCGAGGTGTCGGTAAAATCGAACACCTCGGTGAACGGCTTGGCCGACGCGGCGATCGCAGCTCGACGCTCCTCGGCGGTGTGCAGGCCGTCGATCACACCAGGCAGGGTGCGGGTGCCGCGGCCGAACATCTGGATGTAGAGCGCCTTGCTCTTCGTCGGGCGGGCGATGAACAGCTTTGCCAGTGGCGGGAAATCCCAGCCCGTGGTCAAGCAGCCGACGTTCAAGATCACGTTGTTGTCGCCCTGCTCAAAGTCCCGCAGATGCTGGCGGCGCTCGAGCGGATCCATCCTTGAGTGGACGATCGAGGCGAAGATGCCCCATCGGGCCAGCACCTCGCGAAGCATTTCCGCATGCTTGATGCTTTGGCAGAAGACCACGCTCGGCTTGCCGTCATGGTGCTGCACGATCAGAGAAGCCACGGCCTGGACGTTCGACTCCGACCGAAGCAGGGCATCTACCTTGTCCTGGTCGAAGTCACCGAATCGCCCCTTGAATGCCGAGAGGTCGAAGTCCTCGAGCAGAACCGTCCAGAGCTTGGTCGGGTTCAGATAGCCGTCGCTCACCGCGGCCTGGTACGGGTAGTCAAAGGCCACGGGGCCGTACCACTTCGTGAGAGGATCTCCCGTCCCACGCTGCGGGCTGGCCGTCATCCCCACGATCTTCGTGCCTGCCTCGCGGAAGTAGCCCAGCATCTTGAGAGCGGCGGGCGTGTAGTTGAGGTGCGACTCATCGATGACCAGCAGCTTGGTCTTGCCAAGGAACTGCTCATATCGCTTGCGAGAGAGGAGGCTGGCGTAGCAGGCAGATGTCACCCGCTCACCGCTCTTCAGCGCCCCCTGCTCAATACCGCACGGGATCCCTCTCGATCTGAATCGGGCGGCCGTCTGCCCGACCAGATCGATAAAGGGGCCGCAGATGATCGCACCATCATGCGCGTCCATCGCATCGATGAGAGCGATCGCCACCTCGGTCTTACCCGTCCCAGTAGCCTGGGTGATCAGACATGAATCGTGCGAACGAAGCATGTCCACCACCGCATCGACGGCCTGCCGCTGGTACGGGCGAAGGTGAAAGCCAGCCGTCTTGGCCGGCTCACCCTCCAACCGAAATAGCATGTTGTCATCCATGACGATCATCTCCAGTGGTCGGCCCTACTCCCTACCCACCGGGACTTCTCCGTCTCCTCGCTCCAACTCGACCGCAGCCTCTGCGTTGCTGCTGCTATCTCGTCGGGGCTTGGATCGTCGAGTTCGTTTCCGAGCAGGCGATGCTCGAAGAACAGGCCCAGGAGCGTCTGGTGGCTCATCCCGTGGCGCTTCGCCACGATCCCCACCTTCGTCTCCCGGCACTCTTGGAACAGCCTCTGCACCTCCTGTGCTTCCATCTGCCAATCCCTCCATGAAGAAAGCGGACATCCTTTCCGCGAACATCCCACGCAGGATGTCGTGTTCTGCGAGCAACCGACGAGCGTCTGCCTTGAGCGAAAGCAGGGCCGTCATCACCAGCTCGAACTGCTCTGGGTCATGCATCACGAACTGGTCGGCCGACGAGGCGATCTTGTAGGCCGCGTCACCAGCGATGAGCATCCTTTGCTTCAACGCCAAGAGTTCTTGTGGGGCGATCAAGCAGCACCTCCCGTCTTGGCGGGCTTCGCACCGGCCTTCTCCACCGCCGCCGTGATCTCTGCGATCCGCTTCTCTGCCAGCTCGACCAGCTCGGGAAGGTCGGCGGGGTTCAGCTCCCCGGCCTCCACCTTCTCACGAACCTTCTCAAGCTTGGCCTCGACGGTCTTCACGTTGGCCGCCGCGGTGATGGCATCCTTCGCCATCCGCTTCATGTCGGCCCAGGCCACGGCCTTGGTGTTGTCCACCGCAGGCTCGGCCTCCATCGCCGGCCCATCGGTATCAGTCTCCGCGGCCAGCCCAAGCAGGGCTTCGATGGCGGCTCGACGCATCAGCGTCATCGCAGCCTTCCGCTTGTGGATGCTCTGGTACTGGGGGATCGGCAGCGTCGAGGTGACGAACTCCCCAGACCCATGCTCCAGCACCGCCACGGCGTAGACGCCCGTCTCGTCATAGCCGTAATCACAGTGCAGCCAGAGGCCGTTCTGCGACAGGGCCTCCTTGGTTGCCGTGTTGATTGCCGTGAGGCTGGCGTAGCGGTACTTGCGGCCATCCTCATCGACGCCGGTGCTGTCCAGCTTTACCGTCTGGAACTCGGCCGTGGCTTTCGCCATAGCCTTCGTGATCTCGCCGGTTGTTGGACTCTTCTCGCGATAGACGCACATATGCGTCGGCTTCTGGATTACTCCCATTACCAATCACTCCCTTCTTCGAGCATGTAACGCGGACAATACAGCTCATGGATTTGCCCGTAGTCCTCGGGCGTCCAACAGTCCCACTCCTTGCGGCGTTGGATTTCGTTAAGCAGGGCGAGGCAGCGGCGCCGGCCCCTGGCGACGATAACGTCGGGCAGTCGTGCCACATGGCAGTGGTACGGCTCGACCGTCGAGCAGATGATGAACACCATCGAGTGCGGTTCCCACCCAGCGGCAACCGCAGCCTCGCCGTAGAACGCGGCCTGGATGTCATAGCGCCACTTGCGGACGCTTGAGTGAAACGTCCACCGCGGATCTACATCGGAGGTGGTCTTGAAGTCATAGATGAACTTCTCGGTCGCACCGTCGCACCGAACGCGACAGTCGTGGCCGTGCCACTTCCACGCGATGTTGAACTCGCGATCAACCGTGTCATCAAGGATGCGACGAGCGGCGCCGTTGTTCAGAATCTGCCGCGTCTGATTCCACAATTTGTTGTGGTCAGAAGGCGAGATAGCCATCACGCCTGGAGGCAGAGTCTTTATGTACTCCTTCGCCTCTTTGCCAACCTGTCCGGTGACCGTCAGCTTCTCGACGGGGATCGGCTTGACGTTTTGCCAGAACAGGCCGTCGCCAAGTTCACCCCATTGGTGGAGCAGCGTCCCGAATGAGAGGGCTTCGCTACTTTTGGGGGGGGCTATCCCCTTAACGTACCTGCGGTAGAATGCCGCTGGAGAGAGCGCAAGCTCTTTGAGTTGGGAGGACGAGATTCCTGGTCGAGCGTGGTATTCCTCGTTCGAGCAGTGATCGATGACGCAATCAGAGTATTCAATAGCAGCGGCCGGACTTGAACCGGCGACACCCGGCTTATGAAGCCGGGTGTCGATCTCGACTGCTATCGCTTCCTCTGTTGCGTCAGGCTGGGAAGCCCTGACGCTAGGCATTATCCGCTCCTTACTGGGGTGGTTCTACTAGTGAGGGGGCGAACCGCTCGCCGTTATCCCCTCAAGGTGCCGGTGCTTTCCTGTGTGACCGACAGGATTGTCAGCCACGCTACCTAGTTGCATGGACGCCCACGCGGGAGTCGAAGAAATGATCGCAACCAGAACGGCACAATCTTTTACCAACGAGATGACCCTCCTTGATTTACTAGACCGCTATATGGCGGCCGTCGAAGTCAGTCCGCGGTATCGAGAATCCCTTCTCCGGACGGTTCGACGGGCCAAAAATAGCGGCCTCAAAGAAACCTGTCAACTAACGACAGAAGAAGTGAACAAGTTTCTCGCGGGCCTGAGTGTCGGCCAGACAACAAGGCACAATATCCGCCGGGAACTACTGACACTTTGGCGGTTCGCCCACGACCGGGGGTTCGTTGAGGAGTACCCGACCCGCATCCGGAAGATACGGGCGACGTTCGCCACCCCGGTGACATGGGAGCTGACGCGGCTCTCCCAAATCATTGAGGCGGCAGAGGGCGACGAGACGCCCATCAGCTCAAGGATTCGCCTTGGGCGGTGCGATGTGATCCCAGCCTGGGCTGGCTTGGCCTATGACTCTGGGATGAGATTCAGCGACATTCACAACCTGACGAAACGCAGCTTCCGAAATGACTGCGTTGCTGTCACAGCATCGAAGACCGGCAAGCCGCTGGTGCGTGTGCTTTCGGAGCGGACGCAGCATGACGTTGCCAAGCTCTTCATGCATAGTCCTGACGGGACGCTCTTCAAGTGGCTGCTGCCCAGGCGGCGAGCCTTCCACATGTGGCGGGCGTTCTTGGACGAGCATGGGTTCGGTGGATCCACGAAGTGGTTCAGACGAGCTGCCGCCACCGCGATCGAGCAGCTCAAGCCTGGAGCCGCCACCGACTTCCTTCAGCACTCGCATCCATCGTTAGTGAGGCGCCATTACCTTGACGCCACCCAGGCTGCGATCCCGATGTCGCCGCCCCCGATCCGGAAGCCGAGGTGACTACCGCTTGAGAACGGACTTCACCGGCTTGGGCGGGGCCGGCCGCGGCGGATGGGCCACTTGCCGTGGCTGGCCGGGGATGATCGGGAAGTCAGCCTCGACAGGGCCAGCCGGCCTTTCGCGAGGGGCGAGCAGGCCGTCGAGCAGCTTCCGCGGAGGGAGCATCCCGTCGAGCCACTCAAGGTTCTCCATGTTCTGGTCGGTCGGCTCACGGCGAAGGCCGCTACGCATTGCTTCAATCGGGTCTTGCATGGTTCACCACTTGCTGCGCTGGCCCCAGTAGCGGGCCGTAAAGAAATCGGGGTTCGGGTTCACGGCGTTGTTTCGAGCGTAGTACGCTTTGCGCCGCTTCTGATCTTTGGTCGATATGGGATTCGGCCCAGCTCCCTCCGCACCCTGCTCACCAAAGCGGATGATCTTCTCCTGCCCGTCCTTGCAGGCTTTGACCACATGCGAGTACCGCTTGTGGTCGGGCGTCTTCTTCGGCTGGTTGCACACCAGCTCGCGGATGATGTCGCTCATGGGAACCTCGGAGCGATGACCGATACCGTGACGCCAGCAGGGATATTGACGCTCGAGGTGGGAGAGACAGGGGAGGGGCGATACCCACCGACAGGAGCGAAGCTCTGCTCGCGAACCGCCCGCATCGTCCGGTTCATCTGACGCTGGACGGCGAACGACTCACGCTCTGTGTCTCGCGAGAGTTTCCGGATGATGTCGCTCATCGAATCACCTTGACCACTTGGCCGGCAGGGTCGCGGCCGATTGCAAATCCCTTGCCGGTTTCGTTGTCTTTCCCGCTGCTGACGGTGTTGATCCCCTTGTTCATGGCCTCGGTGACCGCGGGAACCGCTCGGGGTTCAATGAGGCCAGCGGTCAAAGCCATCTCCGTTGGGACATACGGGCCTGCCACTGAGCCGTCGCCACGCTGGGAGGCTCCGTTCAAGGCATCCGGCCCCTGCTCGAACATGGCTGCGATTCGCTCGGGGGAGTAGACATCCTCGGGGCGGCCGCCACCGGCCACATACTCGGCCTTGATCTGGCCGGCCTCCTCGAGCATCTGGTCATAGGCTGGGCCGTAGGTGGCGCGGGCCTGGCGGATGATGTCGGTCATTGCTTCTCCTTCTCCTTGTTGAGCAGCTTCTGCCGGCGGGCCAGCTCCTGCTCAAGGGCGAATGCCTTCTTGATATGCTCCGGTACGTTCTCACGCTGATCCTTGGGGAGGAAGAAGAAGCTGCCCTTCTTCGCATACCCCTTCATCCGTTCGGCATTCTTGCGGCGGGCCTCTGCGATCCAGTAGTTCGGGTCAACGTCTTGCAGCTTGACGCCAAGGGTGGCGTTGATGGCTTGCTTCCTCCATCGCTGATCCCACGGGATGCGCTGATCGGACAAGCCGCCGGCCAATCCGATGATTCGCTGCGGGCCGGGGATGTTGTTGATGACGGCCTTGAGTGTCGGGTTCACGCCGGTCTGCGATCCGGACATTCTCATCCAGAGCCTGTCGATCGGGGCCACGGCCTCATCCAGCGGACGCTTGGAGAAGAGGTCTTGATTGGTCGCCAGCTCTGCGAACGTGCGGATGGCCGGGTGCATCTGGTTGGCGACGTTGCCGATAGTCCCGCGGAGATCGCCTGGCGAGAGCAATGAGAGAACGTCGATGCCTGGGAGATCGATGTCCTTCAAGTAGGTGTCGGTCTGCGAGTCTTCTGGAATCGCCAAGATGCGACGAACAATATCCGATACCGGGTCGCCTTGGCCGATGCGAATGCCGAGCTGCTGACGCAACGCTTCGGGAACGTAGTGCTTCTCGTCCGACCGCTGGAGCGTGTTCATGCCGCGGATGGTCTGCGCGTAGCGACCACCGGGATTGTTGTAGAGACTCTGCACTGCGTACTTGCCAATGCGTGACGAGTATGACCACCAAATAAACACATTGCGGATCGTGTGCCTCTCCACGGGAGTGAGGCTCGAGTAGTCCACCAACGCATCACGCATCCGGCGGGCTGCTTCGCTTGGCGAGACGCCCTGCCGCAGGAGAGCGAGGTAGCCGCCCAGGCGGCCCACGCTGTCGTTCCAATCTCCGTACCTCTGCGAGGCATTGAGCAGCGGGTTCAGCGTCTTGTACTTATCGGTGACGTTGCGGATCGTGGCGAAGTCCTTCGCCATCTGCAAAGGATTGCGGCTTCCATCCGGCATCAAGTCCTTCCAGAAGAAGTCACTTCGACGCATCGGCGTGGAGCCGGGAACGAGCTGGTCGAGGTCGCCGGCCCTCGTCGTGGTGAGAAGGTCAGAGGTGGAGAGAGTGGTCAGCACACCCTCGCCGCCAACGTCCCGCATGAAGGCTTGCCTCAAAGCATCGCGATTGGCGATTCCTTGGTACTGCGGCAGCTTGGCAATCTCGCCAGCCACCTCATCGAAGCCGCCGGCCACGATCTTCTTGGCGAGCTGGATTCCAGCCAGCGTGTCGGGGGCGCTTCCCGTTTCCAAGAAAATCGAAAAGACGTTTGAGTAGGCGTCCCTCAAATGCCTACTCGGCCAAGCCAAAAGGAAGCCTTTCGTGATAGAGGTGAACCTATTCCAAAGGTTGCCGACCTCGTCTAGTGCGGCTGGCTGAGAGTAGAAGTCTTGGAGTTTGGTGAGCCGGTTGTGTACGGCCTCGGGGATGGCGATCTTCGACAGGTCAATCGAGTCGGGAGACACGCCACGCTTGGCTGCGATCCTCTCAATCACGTTCCGCTGCACAGAGCCGGCCGCCTCGCCCCCGCTGACACGCAGGCCGGTCTTGCCAGCGATGTCGTTCAGTGCCGTATTGAGCGGGCGGAACCGGCCGCCAGCCAGCGTGTTAGCCTCGGCGTCGATGGCGGCATCAGCGAGCGACTCATAGATGAACTTCGCATTCGACCGCGCCATCTCTTGGTTGACGATGTTGCGGGCCTGGGCGTTGAGCGGGTGCTGTGCGAAGGCCGGGATGTCGGCTGGCAAATCCTTGTTGAGACGCATCATCGTGCGGGCGATGGCCTCGCCCTGCTCGTTCGTGATGGCGTCATAGCCATGCTTCGTGTTGAGGAACTGAGCGATCTCTTCACCGAGCTGCTTATTGGCGAGCGGCGAATCGATGCCAGACTTGGCGTGAGTGCGGACGTTCGGCAGCATGGAGATCTCGCGGAGGTCGGCCGTGCCGCCAGGCGTGATCAGATGCAGGCGGCGGCTATAGCCCTCGGCACTCGAGGTCGAGAACAGCGACCGGCTGATGCCCTGCTGGAAGTCCTCAAAGTCGAACTCGGTTCCAGACCTGGGCGAGTAGAGGACACCGAACCGATCGCCATAGGGATTGATCCGCATGCCCAGCTTGCGGGCCTCATCGACGTTGAATTTCCGGATGTCATCCCACGACTGATATGCCCTGTCCACGCCGGGGAGGAGCGACTTGAGTTGGAGGTCTTGCTTGGTCGGGACGTTCTCAAAGATGCGTGTCAGGAAGTCGTTGCCCTGCGGAGAGAGCAGTGTGTCCGATCCAAGGATGGCGGCGGCCTGCGGAGTGACCTCAATGTCCTTCAAGGTCAGGGCGTGATCGACGGCCTTCTGCCTGCCGACACGCTCTGCGGATTTCCGCATCTCAAAGTTGCGCATAGCCGAGAGCTGGTCTGCCGCTCCGGTCTGGCCGGCCACCCGCTGATCCACGAACGAGGCGGCATACCGCATTGGTGCCGACCACTTCGTTGCCTGCCCCACCGCATCCAAGGCGTCGAGCGCCTTCAAACTCCCTGGCGGGGTGAACGTGGCCCAAGGTGACATGAAGCCGAACCCAACCGCACCGCCCAGCTTCTCGTGCTTGATGTCATCGTAGTTGATGCCGTACTTATTCAAGTACTTCACAACATCGTCCATCGCCCGAATCGGATCCTTGGACGACTTGATTGTTTCCTCGAGAGTGGTGGTGGCCTGCGAGTACCGTGGGCCGACGAGCGGTCGCATCCGGTACATGTCATCCGACCGAGCGATGCCCTGCTTCTCAAGTGCGGTGAATGCATTGTCGGCCATGCTGCCGGCGAGAGTCTTGGTGACATCCTGCCCCATACGCTTCTGTGCGGCGAGCGGAGCGGAGTCGAGGATCCCGGCGGCCTTCGCAGCCTTGCCTGCCTTCCCCAAGGCAGATGCACCAAACGTGAACCAAGCGCTCGGATCCAAAGCGACCTCGGCGGCGAACCCGGCCCCTGCCCTCGCGTATGGGTTGTCATCTTTGTTGAGGATGCCGTAAGACTCAAGCAGCTCCTCGCCAGAGACACGCCGATCCCAATCCCATGAGAAGCCCGATGCTGGGTCGCCGGCCAAGACGCCTCGAGCTATGGCACCGGGGTAGTCGAGGATGCGGCCAGCGACATCGACGGCGCCCCACGCCGACTTCCCCAGCTCATCCAGCATGGAGTCGGCTTCTTCGGGCGGAAGGTATTCCTTCTGCTTGCGGCCAGATTTCTTGGTGGCCGATGGCTGCTCGTTCAGCAGTGGCGGCATGAAGAAGTCAGCCACGGCTACCTCCGAAGATAAGAGAACTGCGGGGCGGCGGCGGCTGGCGTGGTCATACCCAAAGTGGAATAGCCTGGGCTGGCGTTATTGACCTTGGTCGAGGTATCGATGGGCTTCGACGGGTTAGCGTCTGGCGCGATGAACGTGGTTCTCGGGGGGAGCTGGCCGGTTCTGTTGGGCAGGAATGAGGCGGCCACGCCAGGAGAGTTGGGGAACGTATCACCGAGCGGCGTTGCCGTGGGCTGGGCGCCTTCGTCCTGAGACACGACAGACTGCGGCTCATCGATCTTGGTGCCTGCCACCGGCTGCGGCGGTGCCGGGGCCGCGGGCGTGTCGAGCAGCCCCTCCAGTGGCTTGATCGGCGTCGTGGGGTTGGAGGGCTGGGGGTTCTGATCTTGCAGCGTAGGACGCTCTTGGAGGCCCGCGGAAACCTGTTCGACCACGGGCTTGGCCTCGGGCTGCTGGGGCGTCTCGGGCTTCGCCTGGGCCTGTGCTTGGGCCGGGGCGGGAGCCTCTGCCTGCCCGCCCTCCTTGATGGTCATAGGCTGATCGGCTGGGCCTGGTGAGCTGGAGCCACCCACCGATCCACCAGGGGAGCCGCCGCCTCCACGCCTCGACATCAGACCGCCAAGCAGCGGGCGAGCCACCGCGCGACGGGCTGCGGCGCCGGCCGCGGCACCGGCAGCCGCTCGCCCCATAAGACCACCGAGGAGAAGTCCGAACACTGGCTGCTACTCCTCTTCCTCGTCATAGATATCGTCTGGGATTTCCGGCTCTGGGTATTCCATCTCGCCGCCGAGTTGTCTGTAGATGCTGTTCCAAGACGCCTCGTCATCTCGCGAGTAAATCGCGCTTTCGTTGAACGGATTCTTGCCGCCGCCCACAAGGAATTGGCTGGCCTTCTTGTCGAGATCGGCTGCTGGGTCATACGGCTTTCGGCCGCCACCGCTGCGGCCGCTGCGGCCGCCGCCGCCGCGGCCATAGCCGCTGCGGCCACGACCACCACCGCCACCACCGCCGCCGCGCCGGCCGCCACCACCACCACCGCCACCACCGCCGCGGCCCGACATGAAGAGATTGATGAGTGCTGGGATCAGTGCTGACATTATCCACCCCAAAGTGACGGCGAGTGTCCAAAGAAGCCGCCAGTGCCACCAGCAGTTGGCCTCTGAGGTGCTGGCTGCGGCGGTGCCGGCGGCTGCTGCGGCGTAGGCTGCTCCATAGCCGGCGCCTCCTGCCCGAGGTTCGGGTCTTTTTCGTAGGCCAATTCGGAGTACAGAGCCTGCGAGTGAACCTGGGCATCGTTGCGCAATTGGCCTTCATCTCGCCGCTGATCTGGCGGCAGCGACTCGTTTCTCTCGACAAGCGCCTTGAGGTATGCGGGCTTGAAGTGCGACTCAATCTCCGCAGCAGCTTGGTCGATGCTCATCGATCCGTAGTAGTTTCGGGCAGCGCTCCACGCCGAGCTGGCGTTTTCTGCTCGGGATTCGTCCGTACCCCACGGGTAGCCGCTTTCTTCGCTGGCCGCAGCCAAGGCGGCCCCGTGTGCGATCTCGCCCGCGTGGGCAATGCGTCGGTAGTGGGCGTAGGCAGGCGAGGCTTCAATCTCCTCGGGTGTCATCTTGGGGTTTGCCAACCGAGCGAGGGCCGCGGCCCTGTCATCCGGTCGGATGCTCATGTTCGGCGTCGTGAGGAAGCGGTCGGCGTCCTCATACTGCGATTGGATCGACCCCTTGTTCATCGCCCGCTCTGCCATCTGCTGGCGCGGGCCGAGGTTCTGGGCGAGAACGTGCGCCTTCACGGCACTGAAAGCCTCTCGATCCCAGTAGGCACCTTGGTTGCCGTAGAACACTTTCCATCGCAGATCCGGATTTGTGTCACGCAGCTTGTTAAATGAATCCGCCTTCGCCTTGGCGGCTTGCGCTGCCGCAAGCCAATCGACACTCCTTGGGTTCGCGGCTCCGCGGGAAAGTAAATCACCCCAAGCGTCAAAGTCGGAGGCGGGAGCTGCCTGTCCCGCAGGCAGGCCGGCCGCTTGCTGTTGCGGAGCCGCCTGCCCCATCGGCTGCGGTGAGCTGGGCATGGCTTGGGCCGGGACACCCGCGGAGCGGCTGACCTCTGGGCCTACACTGAGCAGCGTCTGCCCAGGCTCAAGAGTGATGCCGTATCGGGCAGCGTCCAAGCCCTGCGACGGCCCCACCCCGCACCCACCAGGCCCGCACTGGCTGCTGCTGACGGGATCGGGCCTCGCATTGCTGCCGGCCGCCGTCATAAACGGCCCGCGGCGTTCGGGCTGCGGGAGCTGGGCCTCGGGGGAGGCGACGGTCGAGGTGGCCGCCGGCTGCGGGAGCTGGGAGGTGACGAACGACTCGGCCATCGGCTCCGAGATCCGCGTCTCGAGCCTGGTGGAGGGCATGGCCGAGCTGATGTCCACGCCCTGCGCCCGGTCGGCCATGTCCTGGGAGTCGAGCGGATTGATGATGTTTCGCATGCCTGGGGCTTCGCCGCCGCCCCAGCCGGAAAGCCGACGCTGCCGCCTCGAGCGCAGCCCCTGCAACATTTGGATAAGTGGCCCTGCCATGTCTGTTCTCCTACCCCGATTTATGGTGCCTTTGCCCCCGGAAGCGGCCTAGCGGAAGACGGCAGCCTGCACGATGCCGGAGTCATAGGTTGCGGAGCCGGGGCCATTTACTGCCAGAACGCGAAGCTGGCCGACTGCCCATGGCACGCACTCCAGGCGACCGCCAAAGGTGGTGCCAGCGATGCCGGAGCAACCGCCGACCCCGGCGAAATTCGTATCCGGCATTGCTGTCGAAAAGTTGATCATGTAGTCGCCTGTCGCCACGCGAGAGACAGAAGTGACGTTTCCGCTCGCGCGAATAGCAGGAGTCCCGGTTCCGTTGAAATTCACCCAAGCCCTGCACTGAAACTGCGGCAGGAGCGTCGAGCCGCCGGGGATCACCGACTGCGTTGCCCCGTCCGCACCAACCCGCCAACGCTCAACGCCGTTGGTCGCCACGCTCAAGGTGTTCGGGCTACTCGCCGCCTGCATGATGCCGGTGTCAGTGTCGCCAGAGATCGCCACCCCCGGCGCACCGGCATTGCCTGCAAGTGCAACCAACTGCCCGGTCATCGTACCGCCCGCCCGCGCGAGGTAGTCGGTGGCAGTGGCCTGCGCCATCGTGCCAAGGCCCAGCGAGGTGCGCTGTGCTGCGGCATCCGCCCCCGTCATCAGCGCGCGCCCCGCACTGGTGGAGTCGCTGATCTCTGCCGATGGGTGGGCGTGGCTGGCCGGGGCCGCACCAATGTCCGCTGGCGCAAGCGCGACCTTCGATGCGGTCACGGCACCGCTGGCGATCTTGGAGGTCGTGACGCTTGAGTCCGCGAGGTCTGCCTCGACCACGGCACCGGGAGCGATCTTCGCCGTGGTGATAGACGAGTCAGCGATCTTCGGCGTCGTGACGCTGGAGTCGGCAAGCCCGTCAGTCGTGATGCGTGTGCGTGTCATGTGTCTGTCGCTTTCATTCGGCGGGCGGCGTCAGCCCCAGCCGCTCGCATTCCGCCTGCCATTCCGCCTTGTTTATGGTCTGCAACAGGAGAGTCCACTGCGGCCCAGCCGAAGTCACCTCGTCGGGCATGGTCACGCCAGCGACCGGCTGACCGCCCGCCGTGATGATCCAATAGGTCGGCTTTGCCGGATACTCAATCACGCTGGCCCCCCGTCCGTAATCACCCAGCCGTAGGTGTTGATGAGCGTGTCGCGGGCCGCAGCCGCTTCGGGCAAATATTTCACGCTCGCGCCGGGATCAAGAACGACGTTCCGGCTGCGTCGGTGCCGCATGGTTCCGGTGGCTTCGTTTGCCACAAACGGAACGGCGATGTCAAAGACGTTGGTGGCGGCAACAGCCAGCACGTTGTAATCGCCGTTGTAGTTTGTTGTGCCGTCGATACGCACGCGCGAGCCGACTGCGAGTCCGTGCGCAGAAACGGTAACGCGAGTATTCGCCCCTTGCGCCGAGTAGGCCAAGATCGGCAGATTGCGCAGGTCTTCGTCGGGAAGCGCGGCCCACGCAATCAGTGCTGCACTGTAGTTCGCGTTGCCCCACTGCGACGTAAATGACGAGGAGAGTGTAATCACGCGGCGAATGTCCCAGTTGGAAACGTCTTGGTTGTAATTACTGTTGACGAACATCTGATCCATCGAAACGACGTTCGATAGGTTCCAGCCGTGAAGCGTCTGGCGGAATGATGTTGCGCCGGAAAACATGGTGCGCATATTGGTGGCGCTAGAAGTGTTCCAGCCGCCGATCTGCTGATTAAATGAAGTGGCGCTGACGAACACCCCGTTCAACAATGCCACGCCTTTCGTGTCCCAGTTGCCGATAGGTTGATTAAAGGCGGTGCAGCCTTGGAATACGTTTTGCAAAGAGCCGACGCGGCTTATATTCCAGTTGCCGATTGGTTGATTGAACGCAGTGCAACCAAGGAAAATGCCGTTTATCGCGTTTAGGTTCGATGTGTCCCAAAGGCAAACATTTGGGTCGTTGAACGCGGCGCAGCCTCCAAACGCAAAGGCTAGAGAGGAAACACTGGGCGGGAGTGTGGGTGGGCATTCCACAAAATTCACGCAATTTCGGAAGGCATCCTGACAACTGACTAAACCAATGACGCCAAACGACAGGCATCGCACCAACTTTGATCGGTTGTTGGTGGTGCTTGCGCTGTTGCCATAGTTCAGTGTTCCCATATTTCCGCTAATCTGCACCACATAGATGCCCGGCGCAGCGTAGGTGTGCGTCTTGAATCCAGTGGTGGTGTGAGCCTCGCTGGAACCGTCGCCCCAATCGATGACTACGTTTGGCGAGGTGCCAGAGATTGGCACTGAAATCTGTAGGCTCGCCGGTTCAAGCGAAGTGTCATAGACCAGCGTGAGATTGCTGGGGTCGTAACTGAACCGCTGCTTCTTCCCTCGCGGCGTCGTAACGGGCGCGGGCTTTCCCAGCAATCCTCGCGGCATTGCGGGCGGCGCGTATTGCGATGATTGAATGCCGTTGTTCACAGGTCGGCGGCGAGTGCCGTTACATGCGTGGCCTGCGCGATGGATGTGGTCACGCGAACAGACCATGACGAGGATGGAAGGATCAGATTGTCATAGGTGCGGGTGACGCGAGTAGTCGCGACCGTATTTGACGAGGTGGCAGCGGAGATCGTCACCTCGTCAAACAGGAATGTGCTGGTGCCGTCATGCAGAAAGACGCGCACGATTGCGGCAACAGAGGTGGCGGCGCACTTCACGACCAATTCCGCCACGCGAGTTCCGGCGGCAACTCCGGTGATGACGGTTCCGAAGTTGGTCGGGGCCGTGAGGCTTGTGTCCTGAGTGCTGATTGAAACGCTGCCGATACGCGGCGTGACTGCAAACGAAGGGGAGGTAGCCATTAGCGGAAGGTACTCCAGAGATAGAGGTTGACGGCGGCGCGTGCGTTGTCCGAAAGGCGCGAATCAGAGAGTGTGCCAGAGGTCAGATCGCTGGCGTTGGTGCTTCCGCTGGTGACGGTTTTCCAAGTTTGATCGCCAGCGAGGAACGTGGTGGAGGTGGCCGAGCCGCTGCCGAGCCGGGCCGTGGCGATTACACCGCTCTGAATCGCACTTGCGTCATGCGTATGAGAGAGAGGCGTGCGAGCATCCGACAGGCGGGCATCATTGCCGATGCAGACGCTACTGGCATCGCTGCCAGTTGGAATTCGGGAAATGTCTAACTCCCCCGAAACAATGTCCATCGCGTTATGCGCATGTCCGGAGGCGGCTTTCTCTGACAGTTGCACCTCCAAGCCCGTCACTTCGCTGATCATGTGACCGTGGACGGCGGCGGCGTATGAGCCGCTTGGCTGCTTGGAATTCAGCGCGGCCTGCAAGCCAGTGGTGTCGGCAATCACATGCTGATGCGAGGTCGCGGCCTTGGCATCGAGCAACGATTGCACCGCAGACACGGCGCGGGTGTTCGTGAAATAGAGATTGGTGCTGCCTTCGGCAATCGCGTCGGTCGAGCCGGGGGAGGCGACGATCTCGACATACTGCGTTCCTGCCCACCGATAAATCTTGCCGTTGTTGATCGTGAGGTACAGTTTCCCCTCTTCACCGCTTGTGGGCAGAAGGGATGCGTTGTCCACTTCGATCACATCATCAACGTAGGACGGCAGTTGCGTGGCTGGCACCTTGCCGCCGACGAGCGTGGCGTAATCACCAGCGGTCTGCTTGTTGTCGAGGGCCGCTTGCAAGCCAATGATCGCGGAGATGCCGTGATTGTGGACTGACTGTGCGTAGGAACCGGAGGGCTGCTTGGAATCTAAAGCCGCCTGCAACCCAGTGGTGTCGGCAATCACATGGGAATGGACGGTCGCAGCGTAGGAACCGGCGACTTGCTTCCCGTCCAACGCTGCCTGCAAGCCATCGACGGCACTGATTATGTGGGTGTGTACCGCATTAGCGTATGAGCCAGTGGGCTGCTTGCCGTCGAGTGCGGTCTGTAGCCCGTTGACCGTCGAGATCGCTTGCTGCCCAGTGTGCGTTGCGCGATCCCGCAGTTGAGCGTCGGTCGCGTTGGCCGTCGCCCCGCTCGCGATGCCGTCGAGTTTCGTCTTGTCGGAAGACGCACCCCACCATGCCTCGATTGCGGATCGCACCACCGCATAGGCCAGCCACCGCGAGGCGGTTGGATCGTAAGTGATCTGGATCGCGCTGTTGACCGGGATCACAACATCGCCCCCGGTGGGCGAGATCACGCGATTGGGTGCCGCCGACAGGGTGGATTGGTGTGCGATGGTGATGGGGAACGAGCCGACGTTATGCAGCGTGACCGACGAGCCTGCCGATGCGACGAAGCCGGTGATCGTGCGCGGCGCATCCGACGAGAGGCGGGCGTTGTTCGCGCCCACCGACAGAGCGTAGTTGTTCTGGTCGGAAGTGATCGTGGTCGGTGAGTGGAAGGCCGCAGCGGAACCCGCGAGGTACACACCGAAGAATGCGTCAGTCGCCGCCGGGGCCGCGGCAAACGTGATCTGCGAGCCACTCACCGTGTAGGCCACTTCCGGCTGTTGCGTCACGCCGTTGAGCATGACGAGCAGCGAGGCTGCGGTGGCGGGCGTGACCGAAGTTGTGCCGATGACGAGATCAAACGTCGTGGTCGAGCCATTGAACGTGAGCGAGTTGAGAGTTCGGTTGAGGGCCGACGCGCCGCCAGAGCCGCCCACGCCACCCACGATGTACGGCAGCGAGTTGTATGCAGTGGTGCCGTCACCAACCTTCAACTTGTTCGTGTCCGTTTCAAATACGATCTGCCCCGCCAACGGGACTTCGTTGGCTGCGGTCAGGGCGGCAAGGGTGCCGCGTCGTTGTTGGACAATGGGGGGCATTAGAGCGAGCCGCAGTCGATGACGATGTTGCTGTTGAGTTTCGCCGCCGTAACGCTGCCGTCAGTCGGGGTGCGTTGATCGGAGAGCCGCGTGTCCGATCCGATCACCACCTGTGTGCTTGTGGCATTGCCCACCGCAGGAACGTCACGGGTGGCGGCGGTGCCAGCGTCGGTGATCGCTGAAACGGTGTGCTGGTGAACGAGAGCCGCCTTGCCGTCGAGGGCCGACTGCAATCCATCGACCGCGCTGATCGTGTGCTGATGGACGAGCGGGGCGTAAGCGGCAGCGAGGGTGCTGTTGAGATCAGTGATCGCGGCGACGGTGTGGGTGTGGACGAGTTGAGCGTATGACCCAGCCGACTGCTTCCCTGCGAGTGCTTCGGTCAAGCCCGCCACATCCGCGATGGCGATGTCGTTGTTGATGTACCCCAGTGAATTCCACGGGGTAATGCCGTCGCCAACCTTCAATCGGCTGGTGTCGGTTTCAAAGACAATCTGCCCAGCCGCTGGCGTCTCGTTCGCAGCGGCGAGGGCGGCGGCGGTGCCGCGGCGCTGCTTAAAGACGGCCATTGGCTACTCCTCGATGGCGGCTTTCCGCACGGCGTATTCGGTCGAAAGGGCGGCTCGATGCGCACCGTATGCCAGCATCAACGCGGTCAGCTCCGCGAGCGTAAGCGTGTGAGGAACGCCGGCCGTGTCGATCACGGGCGGGAGCGGTAGGTCGGCGGCAGAGGCTTCCTTGGCGAGAACGAACTGCCCGGTGAGCAGCGTCACATCGCTCTCTGCGAGGCCCATCTTCCACCCGCTCGCTGTCGTGAAGCCCTTGGCGACTTCACTTCGGAACCACGCATCCACGGCTGCAAGTGCCTTAACGCGGTCGATAGCGGCCTTCTTGGCGGGGTCAACGGTGACAAGTCCCATTACTGATTCTCCTGTGCGGCGCGTTCTGCAAACCAAGCGTCCGGCCCGATTCCGTAGCCATCCGGCTCGGAGAAGTCAGCAACCCATGCGTCGATATAGGCACGGTCTGCGGGAAGGTCGGCGTTGTTCGCGATGATGTATGGCTTGCCAGCCGGAACGTCCTTGCGAGCAATCTCTTCGACGGGGATGCCGCAGTCGGCGGGAATGACCATCACCAAGCCGCCATTGTCGTTCGGGTAGAAGATCGTCTTGTCCACTGTCACCTCACATGAAGACTGCGGCAGTCCATCGGTAAGCGTCTAGGAAATCGCCGCCAGCGAGGAAATTTCCGCCAGCATTGAACGAGTAGGTGGTGCATTGCACCCAGTTGGCATCTAGGCTGCCGAATCGGAAAATAAGGTCTGCCTGACTGTTAGTGCTTCCCACTACAGAGTAGGCAGTGGTAGGGGAGCCGCCTCGCTGCATCGGAACGATAAAGTTCATTAAATAAACGCCAGCGGACTGCCGTGTAATTGACGTTACGTTGGCAGACGCATGCATGAAGTTGGACTCGGCCTGCACCCACGCCCTGCACATGAAGGCAGGCAGCAATCCAGAGTTCGCGTAACTCGACGCGATGACGGCAGTGGTCTGAGGCTGCGACCCTATGTGACCATCCGCGAGAACGCGAAGCCGCTCCGTTCCGTTGGTCACCAGCGACAGTGTGTCGGCACCACCCAGCCTCGCGATGCCGGTGTTCGTGTCGCCGCTAAACGAATAAGAGGGCGCGGTCGCCGTGCCGTCGCCCGTCAGCACTTGACCGGCAGCGGTCACGGTGCCGGTGACAACCACGTTGCCATTCGCCGTGACGGTGCCGGTGAACGTCGGCGTGTCGTTGATCAAGCCACGGGCAGCGTTGCCGTCAGCCGCCGCCAGAAGGCTGCGAGCAAACGAGGTGCAGGGGATTTCCTGCACCGTGCCGCTTGAGCCTGACGAGCGACCTAGCACCCGGTCGCCTGTGACGTTTTGGATTTTGGGATAGGTGACCGCACCGGACGCGATCTTCCCCTCGGTGACAGTCCCGTCGCCGGGAGGCCCGCCCCCAATCGCCGCGATCTGCGCGGCGGTGGCCTTGCTCGTCTGCGTCAGCGCCGCATCCACGATCGGGATGATGTCGTTCGGCTGGACGCTCGAGATCGCGGGCAGCTCGGAAATCTTGACGGGATCGGCCATCAGCTCACCTTGTGAAGGGACATTGTGTCGCCGGCACCCCTGCCTTCGTCAGCAGGATTTGGGGCGGTAGGGTTACGCCATTCTCCCGGCGAGCTGGCGGATGATGTCAGTCGTTTGACCAGGCTGCGCCTGCGGCTGGGGCTGCTGCATCGGGGGCTGGGCGGGGGGCATTGGGGCGGGCTGCTGCACCGGCGGCCGCTGCAACTCACGCAGCCTCTCGCGGGAGAGGATGTTGATCTGGACGGGCTGGCCGCCTTGGCCCTGCTGAGAAGGCTGGCTTGGTGCCGGCTGCTGCGGCTGGGCCTCACCAAAGGCGGCCCCATACAGATTAGATAGGCCCCGGTAGGCCATCGGAATGCCGTAGCGAGCCGTGAGGCCAGCAACCGGAAGGCCGACAACAGTAGCAGCCGTTGACACTCCTGGGTACTTCCGGAAGGCTCCCGCCACGGCAGAAGGCGCCGCTGCGACCGCCCTGACGATTGGATCTGTCTTGGACACAGAAGCCGCCCAGTTCTGGGCCTTCTGGTCTGCCGCGCCATCCACCTTTTGTGCGACCTCATCCTTAGTGGCTGGCTGAATGCCAGGGCTGGCTGGCTTCGCTGGCTCGGCCGGCTGCGACTTAAAGACCGGCCCCCGCTCGCCTGTCATGTCTTCGGCGGTGAGTTTCGACCAATCGCCCTTGCTGGCGTCCTTGCCAACGATCATCGGATCGCGGTTCGCCCCATTCCACTCAATGCCCTCCAGGCTGCCGGTTTCCTTGACCTTCGCGACGTTGGCCTTGGACGCCTCCGAAGCTTTGAGGCGGGCGGCCTTCTCTGCGGAGATCTTCCTCTGTGAGGGCTGCGGCACGACCGGAGGCACCTCCCCAGGCGTGGCTCCCATCGGAGCGTCAGCCCTGGCGGTTTCTTCGCCTGGGACTCGAGACTCGACGGCATCGCTGGCATTGGGATCCTTGCCGCGGATTCGGCTCGGCCTGCTGGCGCCTTCCTTGATGCTCGAGTCAGTCTCTCGGAGCTGCTTGAGGCTCATCCCCAGCATCTGATCCGGCGTGTAGCCGTAGTTCGACGCGCCGATGGACTCCATCAGCTTCAGTTTTTCGTCATCGATGAACTGCTTTGCGGTCGAGTGCGGGTCTTCGGCAAGAAAGATCGACTTGATCTGGCTGTTGGAGTAGCCGGCATCTTGGAGCTGCGGGATGTACTCTTCATCCAGTTGCCTTGCGGCAACGGAATCGACGCCGAGCTGGTTGCCACGCTCCACCCAATCGACCGCTTTGGCCTTGTCTGGAGCGCCACCACCGCCGACCGAACGAGCCTTTGGCGCGTCGGCCTTGGAGGCGGCCTTACCTGCGTTGGCTGCTGCCTTTTGCGCGTTCTTCGCTGCTGCACCGGGATTAGCCACTGAATACCTCCTAGCCCATCAAGCCGCCGAGAAAACGCTGGCCGCTCTCCATGTTCATGGACTGCTGCGGCATGTTCCCTCCACCGAGGAGGGCCATCAGATCGACGTTTTGCTGCTGCCCCATCGGCATGTCCTGCTGCCGAGCCATGTAGGCCGGGATGCTGTCGGACTGCCCGTTGGGGAGCTGGCCGTCAGGAATCGCCTCGGGCATTTCATTGGGCATTCCCTGCGACGGTGGTTCGTACCGCGAGCCGTCATCGGGCATCGGCTCGTCGCCCATGAGCATGGGGAGGCCGCCGGCCATCTGCATGTACTCGTCGCGAGCCTCGGCCGGGAGCTGCGAGAGGGCGTCCATGAACGGCTGCGTCATGGTCGGGTCGGCACCAGGCTTGGTTGGATCGGCCTCGGAGTTGACCCTAGAGAGCAGTTCGGCAATCTGGGCCTTCTCCTCTGGAGAGGCAGACTGCATCCGCATGAGCAGCTCCTGTGTGATCTGCTCGACCTCCTTGGCATTGCGGGCCGGGATCATGTCTGCCGGCGGATCCTCGAGGAGCTGGCCCTCAAGGTCTTCGGTCGGCATGGCGGGCTTGCGGGGAGGAAGCATTGGAACCTCAAGAAGGGGTGTAGGGCTTACCGAGCTTGCCAGCCACCTTCTTGGCGGCGGGCTTCTTTGGCGGGGCAAGCTTGTCGCCGGCCTCCTCCGAAACGTCTTCGTTGGTCATGGGGATGTCGGCCGGCTTGCCATTCTCCTCGGCCAGCTCAACGAGTTTCTGGTTCTCGTCATCGGCATCCTCGGTCGCCTCGTCCTCGGCTTCCACCTCGAGTTGCTTCTTGCCACGCCGGTGCATCGGCAGCGACCGCTCATGCTCGGTGGTGATGGCATCGCGGAGCATCCGCCGCACCGCCGACTCCTTGAGATCCGAAAGGTCAATCTTCCATTCCATCGCAGTTCTCCTACATGAGGGCGCCGGCAATAGTCGCGGCATTTTCCCAGCTCTGCTGGGCATCGAGCATCGTCCGGTCATAACGCTGCATATCCACATCGGCCTTCCGCTTGTAGGCCGCCATCCGCTCGCGGTTGCGAACATCGTCGCGGTCGAGCAGGAGGTCGCGGAGCCAGCCCTGCTCGCCCGAGAGCCGTTCTTGGAACTCCAGCTCGGGAGCCTTCTGGCCGGCATACATATTGAGCATGTCTTGCTGGGCTTGGGCGTAGCCCTTCCCGGCTTCCGCATCTGCAAGCAGACCCGCGCGGAAGTCAGACATCTTGGAGCCAGCCTGGACTCCCTTGCCCATCTGGCCGCTGTACTGCCGCATATCGCCGCCGAATGCGGCCTTCGCCATCGACTCATTGCGAGCCGACCGTGCGTAGTCTTGATTAGGCTTGATCGGCCCAGAGAACGTAGTGGCGTAGTTCTGCTGCGTTTGGAACTTGGTCGGCAGAAACCCGGCACCTGACTGCGAGAACATACTAGATCAAGCCTCCTAGCATGCGGAGCGCCGCGGCCGTGATCTGGGCTTGGGCAGCAGACCTCGCTCGCTTGCCGCGGGCGTAGATGTCCTCGATGCCCTCCGAGAAACGGATGTTCGTGTCCGTATCGAAGGTGGCCTTGGAGGAGTCCATACGGAAACGATCCTGTGCGTTCTGCCGCTGCGACAGGATGTCCTGCGCGCGGGCCTGCTCGGCTTGGGAGCGGTACTTGGTGTTGAACTCGTCCGCAGACCGCAGCATCGCGTTGCGGCTGGTGTTGGCCGTGGCCTGTGCAAACGCAGTTCGCGACCTATCCCCCGATGAGCGAGACAGTGAGAGGTCTGATAGTCGTGGAGTCTTGACCGCGGCGATGGTGTTTCGGACTGACTGCCCCAGCGGCTCCTTGGTGTCGATGTGCGACCGGAAAAATCCGGTAGCCTCGGTTGGGCCTATGACCGGGAAACGCCCGCTGTCAAACCCAGGCTGCGGGGCGCGGCCGATCGGAGGTGGTCTTTTTGGTACTGGACGCATGGCTACATCAAGCCGCGGAGGGCGTTGCTGATGGCACGGATCTTGATCACAGTCCTGCCGGCCTCTTCGACAACCTCGGCCTCTAACAATCCTTTTGGTTCAAACTCGACAGAAATCGGCACGGCCTCAATCGCCCCCGTGGCATGGTTGAGCCGCGCGTGCTGCCCTCCCATCTGCTTGACGTTGAGGGAAACCGTCGCCTGGGCCACCGCGTTCTCGGCTCCGGTGTCTACGGAAACGAACGATCCGGCCTTCACGCCGGGGGTATTGATCGTGGGATTGGCCGAGGCTGGCTGGCTGTTGTCATACGGATGCCGACCGCCCTTGGGGGCAGGAACACCCAAGGGATCCTTCTTGGATGGGTAGTCCAGATTGGTCAGGACATATCGCCTGGTGTCGCCGTCGATCATCCGCATGGCCTTAGTCGGGGTGGCGTCCGCGAGCTGGCGTCCGATGTTCGTCCTGCCAGTGGCGACGTTGCCAATGGCGTTGCTGATCACCTTCGCTGCGGCGGGGGAGATTCCGCCCTCAACCAGACTCCCCTCTAGGTCACTCGGCATTTTCTGCCACTCCGTTGACGGTCAGGCTATGCAGGACGAACGGCTGCTCGGTCTTGATGCCGGGATCCGGAACCCAAAAGTTTGACCGCTTCCACGGGCTGGACTGCTCAGGGCGGGCATACAGCTCCACTTGGAGGTGCTGGTCTTCCCCTGTCAGGTCGGTGTGGACGCGGCTGGCGAACTTGGCCTTGGCAACGCCCGTCGCGAAGCCGAGGGCCGACGCGAGCCGGTTGGTATTGAGGACGGTGCTGGCGCTGTCCTGGCGGTGGGAAAATCCCCCTGGCCCACCAACTGATCGGCGGGCCACGTTGGGCCGCATCTCGACGCGGCCATTGAACCGCTCGATCAGCTCGACATCCTTGTCGCCAGCGGTCGGGGTGTAGACCACCGTAACCGAGCGGTCGATGAGCATGTCGCCGCCCTTTACGTTCTCCTCGTTGGCGAGCTGCATGTATCCCGTCGCCATCCGGAACGGGATGTGGATGCGGTAGGGCTTGCGGAACGTGACATCCATCACGGTGCCGCCCAGCTCAAGGTAGTTCGTGGACGTTCCAGGCTCGTTGGTACGGGCCGCGCCGAAGAGCATCGACACCGGGGTGCCATCGGGATGCTCGAGGTGGATGTCCTTGCCGTCGATGCGGGACACGAATGCGTTGAGCGGGATGAAGTCGCCAATGGCCTCCATGCCGATCTCGACCGGGGGCGGCTCGTTGGTGATCGGGCGAAGGCTCTGAGTAAACAGGGAACCGCCGGCCTCGGTCATCAGCGGGGAGTTGGCCTCTCGCTGGAGCTGTGCCGTGCGAGCCGGGTCGAGCCGCACAAACGATTCACCCTGCGATACGGTGCAACCGCGAACCACCCGCGGCGTCACCGAGAAGTTCGCGAAGGCCACCGCTTGAACGCCACCAGGCTCGGGCGGGCCGATGGTCAGCTTGATCGGGTAGTACTCGACGCCGCCGAGAACACGGCCGTCGTGCGATGCGAGAAGCAGGCCGCTTTCCGTGGTCAGCTCCAGACCGCCCCTGGCCCGCCAGCCGGGGTTCTGGATTACCACATCCACCAGCCGACCCTCGCTCACGACGCCCTGGACGGTGGCCCCCTCGCAATTTGGAACCGTGATGGTCGGAGCCTCGCGGTATCCCGACCCGCCTTCGGTCACAAAGCAATCGGTGATCGTGTCGTTCGCGTGGTCGCTGTCGCCCGAGATTTCGTAGAGGTTGCCGTCCACCGCCCCGAGCAGGATGGTGTTGATCCGCGAGTCACCGGGGCGGCCCGTGCAGGCGGCCGCGAGGGAATTGGGGTAGCTCTCTGTCCACCATGTCTTCGCTTGGATGTCGAAGCACATGGCGATCGAGGGCGTGTCGGTGGGGTTGGACTTCAAGCAGCAGAAGAACCGCAGGATGTGTGTCCGCGGATCAGACTGAAGGAAGAAGGTTTCCCGCTTTCCGAAGTCGATCAGCTCGCTCACGAAGAAATCGCGGATCGGGGTGCTGATGTCTGCGACCTCACCGTTGCGACTCATCGCATAGATGCCAGACTCGTCGGCTGCGTAGAGGACATTCTCATGGATGTCCCAGCACCTTTGATGCAGGCACCCGCGGTGCGACATCATCTGAATGGAGGCGTCGATGGCTGGGTCGGTGTTGTAGGCGACTGCATAGGTGTGCGTGTGTTGCATCGCCAGCAGCATTGAGCCGAACGGAACAAGCGAGGTGAGAACGTCGGTCGATTTTTGATTGTTCTGGATCGGCAGCTCGTTCACATCCGGCATCGACTCAAACTCATCGAACTCGGAGTAGTAGAGAGTGTTGGCTCCCTCGCCGCTGGTGGATACGCCCATCCACAAGCGATCTTGGAACGCCACGGCTACCGACATATCACTCCGCGGCTTGCCGAACCGATAGGCATTGACGCTGCCGTTGGGCAGGACAATCGGCATCGCGGCGTAGTTAGCCCGCTCTGGATCAAACAGCGACTCATCTGTAAGCGTATCGGTGCCAACGATCTGCACTCCGTTGCTGGACGGCAGGCCATAGGCTTCGAGTCGATAAAAGATGAGCGACTGATCGGCGCTCGTCCTCCATAGCTCCACCATGTCTGCCCGAGCAGGGGGCGTTACGCCGGGGAGCGACCACTCCATCTTGGAGGAGTGTGAGCGGTCATCATTGGGGCCGGCATCCACATCGGTGATGGGCGAGAGATCGCTGTAGGAGATCGGCTTCGACATGTCCCGCACCAAGGCGGTCGTGGACTGCCCCTGCGTGAGCGCCGTGATCTCCCGGTCGATCTCCACTTGAGTGTTCGCGATGCTCTTTACCCTTGAGCCGAAGGGAAGGGCTGACGAGTCCAGCACCATCCCAGGCTCAATGCCCGAAACGTCGGAGAGCGTAAGCGTTGTGGCCGACTCTCCACGGGTTGCCGTGACCGTCTTGATCACAGTTTCCGAGCGATCTACGAACCGATACGCGCACCGATACTTGCCCCGCATGGTCGGCCGCATGACGGGCGTGAGCTGGGCGGCGCGGGCCGGGGTGAACAGCTCGGGGGCCACCGTGTAGCCCAGGCCGGGGTCGATGATACGCACCGACTCAATGCGGCCGTTCTCCACCCGCGGCTCGACCGACAGGCCGTACCCCTGCCCACCACCTCGCACCTCAATGGTGGGCGGCGAGAAGTAGTTCCTGCCCTTGTTGCGGATGACCACCTGAGAGATGTGGCCCTGCGCGGTGGCCGAGAGCGTTTGAAGGGTGGTTGCCGTCCACGTTATCGTCTGGGCCGGCGTGGCCTGGGCGACCGTCTGGGTGAGTCCACGCCTATAGAGCGTGAGCGAACCCGTCTGTCCGTTGGAGTACCCGTCGCCGGGGATGGTGACTTGAACGGGAGTGATCAGCGTGTTCGGCGGCCCATGCGGCGTCAGGTTGTCGGGCGTGTTCGCCGTGAGGCGATACTCAATGAAGCGGCCATTGGGGTTGTACGGGCCATGCCCCACCCGCACCGTATCCCTGACGGTGGACGTGTTGTAGTCCACATGCTGGGCATACGGATTGGCTTGATAGATGCGGAACGCGAACAAGGCGCCGTTCTGCCACCCGCGGCCGGCGTCGGTGATCGTGATTGAGCTGGCGGTGGCCGCTGCCCCGTCTGGCGTGATGCCAACGATCGGTCGGCTGGCTGGCGTTGCGGGCGACCACCACGACAGTCGATTGGTCTGGGCCTCCTTCACGCTTGTCGGACGGCATTGACCGTCGCTGACCACCCACGACTCGGGGCATTCGGTGAGCGGGATCCTGACCTCGGGAGCCACGGCATCCGGAAACTCATCAAAGGCTTCGAGCCTGGTGGCGATGGCCGCACCGCCCAGGCTCTTGATCGACTTTGCTCGAGCAGAAGGCCGAAGGCGAAACCGCAGATACTTGGCAGTGACGCCGCCAATTGTTTCCTGCGTGACATCGACATCGGCCCGCGTCCACTGACTCAAGTTATTGGAGTAGACTCCGGTGCAGAACCAGACGCTTATCTTGCTGTAGTCGGGGAAGTACACATCAGCTCGCCGGCCGTTCACCGATCCGGAGAAGCCGCGGACGAACTGACTCCCGCTGGCCTGCAAGCCGCCGTATCGCGAGTTCTCGGCGCTATTGGCACGATCCTCCAAGGAACCTTCCCAGTACTCTCCATAGAGGTAGCGGGCAAACGTGTCTGTGACCGCGACCGATGAGGTGCTGGCGGTGCTGAGTCCGTACCCCAATGCCTGGGGCGAGAACTCGACCGTCGCGTGCGCACCCTCGCCCGTCGTGGAAGACGAGGTCAGCGGGATGGTGGCGTAGAACCGGCGGAGGTCGGCATCGTACTCGGCCTTCGCTTCACTGATCTGCGTCGGCCGCGAGAAGGATGCCTCATAGGCCGTACCAGCCACCGGCGCCCACGTTGAATTGGAAATCGTGACCGTCGAGTTAGCGGTGTTTATCGCCGTGACCGTCACCGTCGAGGAGTTAAACGGGGCCATCGCGGGGTACATTCGCACGATGTCACCGACCGCGATGCCAGCCACGCTGTTCAGCGTCAGCACCGCACCACTGTTCGCCCGCACTTTCTCGGTGGCAACCCGCGGCGCCGACAGGTAGAGAATGCTGTTGCCGTCTGTGCCGTTGGTTGATCCGTAGGTTTCGGTTGAGGTGGCAGCGGTGCCGGTGACCGTGCCAGCCGCCGTCTCGCTGAACCCAGCCATCACGCGAGCCGTGGTGGAGATTTCGCCGTAGGCCCGGAAGCCCGTTCCGATCTTGTCGATGGCCGCCTTCAGCTCGGGCTGGCCCTGGTAGTTGGCGCCGCCGTCGAGGATATCGACTCCCACCACGTTGCCGTTCTGGACAACCGACTTCAGCTTGGCTGGCCGGTCGGGGGTGCCGCCGATGATGGTGATCTCTGGCGGATCGTAGTAGGCACCACCGCCCTCCTTCACATCGATGCTTTCGATGTAGTAGCCCGACCCCGATGCCGTGACCGAGGGAGCTGAGAGCGGTGCGTCCAGCCCCATGTCGAGGGCCACGTTCCCCAGGTCGAACGGCCGGTACATCTTGGGCCTGGCACCGTGGCCGTAGACGATGAACATCCTGCCGTGGCGGTCTTCTGCTACACAGAAGTTGGCGATATTCGTCAGGTTGTTGGGAGAGAGCGGCTGGGTATCGATGACGCGAGCCTGGTTGCCATCGACCCGGCGGATCATCCAGACATACTCAAACGGATCCTCCAGGGCGTTCATCTGGGAGATCGTGAGTGATCGACGCACCCGAACCTTCTGAAACCAGAGGAAGTCAGATGGGCTTCCGAGGATGGACGCACGGCGGTAGAGGCCGTAGATAGTCTCATCGTCATACTTGCCGTAGATCTTCCGCAGCCCCTTGCGAGCGATCAGCATCCCCGGCCGGCGCGACTGAAGGTTGTTGAGGACGCGCAGCTCCCCCGGCCGCAGCAGATACTGCGAGGCGTCCTCGTTGTACCCAAGCCACTGCCTTATCTTCATGTCACATCCGGCTGGATGGATGAGTACCAGCCCGCCGATCGGGCCGTTGAGAACGTGTAGCCGCTGGGCCGACCAGAGAGCGGGGCCACGTTGTCGAACTCCATTGCGAGGCGAAGGTCGCGGGTGAACACCACCATCGCCTCATTGAACGGCTTGCCGGCCATGCGGGCATACCACATCTCGCAGGCACTCAAGATCGCCGTGTACATCTGCGGGCTGGCATCAATCACATCAGTGATCGAATACTTCGTGTTGGCCGGCAGCGTCACCGCTTCGCTCGAGTACAGAATGCTGGGGGATGGGGTGGTGTTGCCGACCACGCCGCCGTCATACTCGTCGGGGTTCGGGATCCCATACGGGCCTGGGCGGTTGTAGACCGTCTCGCTGCTCACATAGAGGCTGGTTGCGGAGTTCCATTTCTCGATCCGCCGCTCCATCACGAACGGCATGGTGGAGCCAGATGGGTCTGCCTCCATGCCCGCGGAGCCGAAGCGGATGTATGCCCCCGCACAATCCTGCGGAAATGCCGTACCCACCCCGGTGACGGTCGGGACATTGATGGAGTTCGGGAGCGTCAGGCTCACGGTTCCCTGCCGGCAGAGCCTCTCATAGCCCATGTATTTGATTGGCTTGGGGGCAGCTCGGTAGGTGTAATGCACCACCGTTCCGGCCGCCGGGACGCCAACAAACCGCACTTGGTAGCGATCTGGTTCACTATCTGACCGCATTACGGTGTAGTAGTAGGGTTCACCGGAGCCGCGGGTGTTGACCTCGAGCCGCTGCCACTCTTGGGGAGTCAGGTAGCAGTGCAGCGTCCCGACCGTATTGGTCACCAGGGAGTCGATGTCTTTGAGGTCGGGCGGCAAATCGTAGTAGGTCTGCGGGTTGACCGTGACGCCGCTGCCCGTCTTGCTGGCCGCCACATCCACCGTGACGATGTTGCCGTTGACGCCTTGGATGCGGATGGGGGTCGGGAAGTACTCGGCACTGACTTCCACCATCCGGCCGGGGATGAATCCCTTGGGGTCGGCCACCGTGATGGTCTTGCTGCCTTGAGTGATCACCGCGGTGGTGGTGATCTGCTCGGTCGTGAACGATCCCGTGCGGGTGTGCCAGAGCCAGTTGCGGCACTGCATCACCTCTCGAACACCGTGCGTGACGGCCTGCCGGATGGTCGCATGCTCCCCGTCCTGGGCGCCGCCGCCAGCACTGGAGAGCAGGAAGTAGACGAGGTCTTGGGCGGTGTTCATTCCTTAACCTTCCTGCCGTACTTCTCCACGACCATCGCCCGAAGATCGCTGGTCTTCATTGAGGGATGGTTCTGCCGCTCGTGCCGCATCATCTCCTTGGTGAGACGCTCGCTGAGAGGCTTCGACTTGGGGCGATCGACCGGAGTTCCCTTATGCTCAACGGAACCCGACACGGTCAGATTCCGCTCCATCGCCACGCGGCGGATGTCATCCACCGAGGACACCCATGCCTTGGGGTCGGCCACGCCACGACTGTCAGCCAGCCCGCCTGCGTAGTACTTGCCGCTGACGCTGATCCCCGCTCGCTTTGCCAGAGTCACGATGTTTCGGGCGTGATCCTCTGGCATCTGGTCGAGCTGCTGGTTGTTCATCCGGCCCTCCATGAAGGCGCGGTCGGTTCCCTTCACCCCCGGCGGCCTCTGAAGGGCGCACATCTCGGCCCACCTTTCGGTCGCCCCTTCGGATCGCAACCTCACGAAGAACTCCTCCACGCTGCGGCCGGCGGCTCGGACTTCCGGAGGAACGTCGATCATGCCTTTTGAGGTAGGCGAGGGCTTTCCCAACTCCATCAGAATCGTCTCCCAAGAGGGCTATGGCAGAGTTGCAGGCTTTGCACAGCAGCCCGCGGATGACATTCGTTTCATGGCAGTGATCTACGCACAGCAACTTTGCCTGGTCGCAGATTTCGCACCTCCCCTTGTTTCTGGCCTCGAGGCGGCTAAATGCTGCCAGGGTGATTCCGTACCTCACCCATAGATTGGATTGGCGCTTTCGCAGAGCCTTGTCCATCAGCTCACTTAGGGCTGGAGTTCCTGCGGAATCTGAGGAGGCTCCTCCGGTGCCGGGAGGCCAGGAGGAGGATCCCCTGCCGCCGCAGCTCGGCCGTCAGTGGGAGGGAGTGGCGGCGGCGCGGCGGCAGGGGGGGCGGGTTGCGGAACCAGATACGGAGATGGGTCGATGTCGAGACTGTCGGCCCAATCCTTGATGAGTGCGTTGAACGGATCCACCACGCCAGCCCCCACCAGGCCAGAGAGGATCGGCCCGAGCGTCTGCACGGCGAGCTGCATCTGCTCGACGCGGGTGGCCTTGTTCGGCTTCCTCGCACTGCCGGCCTCGACGCGATAGAGGAAGTCGCGAGTCAGGGCGACGATGTCACGCTGCATGACATGCTGCCCCCACGCCGCGGCCCCAAGCGGGCCAAGCACCGGCACGACATCCTGCGGCTCAAGCAGCCAGCGGGCGGCAAGGGCTTCGCGGCGAGACAGGAGGGACATGGTGTCCTCGAGTTCGTTCGCCATGTTGTCGGGCCGAACCGAGATGTTTTCGTTTTTGATGTTCGCTTCCGCAGCCGACCGGAACTGGTTTCTGGTGTAACCGTAGGCCAGCTCGGTGAGGCCGGTGCGCTGTGCGAACAGATCCGAAACCGCGCTGATGATATCCCAGAGATCCTTGGTGACTTGCGGGAACTGGAACACCGACATCACATCCTCAATGCGTCGGCCCAGCAACTCCGACAGTTCCACAATCTTGAAGCCACCCTCTGATGGAGAAAGGATCTGATCCTTGAGATCCTGGTCGGCCGCCTTCTGGACGGCCACCATCGTTTCGCATGACGTTGCGATGCGGGTTGCGAGGAACGACATCGCCCAGTTGAGCAGCCGCAGCTCACCGATCGCCGGCCGGATGTGGCTGATGGGCCAGGCGTAACCAGGCTTCCAGTGGAAGGCCAGCGGCGTGAAGGGCCAGCCGTTCGGATCTGCATAGAAGGGGATAGGCCAAGAGGTGCGGGCCACCAGGCTCTGCGGGATGCCGAGCTGCGGATCGACTTCCTCGTCCATGACAGACGGCGGGATGTTCAAGGGGTATTGCACACCCTCGCACACCACCAGATAGACATACTTGCCCAGGCTGTCGAAGACGCCCTTGTTTTCCTTGGGGGCGTCCTTGAAGCGGTCGCCCATCCCGCACTTGCTCCAGATCTTGTAGAAGGTCACCAGCTCGTTGGTGTTCTCGACCTTCTTCCTGCCCCGCGGCTCCCGGCCCAGCTTGGCTTCGTCCTTCTCGAGGTGCTTCTTCAGATCCTCGACGGGGATGCCGTAGGTGGCTGCGACCTCGAGCATCGGCCTGACGCACTTCTTGGCACACCAGAGCATGTCATCGGAGTTGTCGAAGTCGGGGTCGATTAGGAGGTTGTCCACCGAATCGTAGAACGAACCGACCATCCTCATGGGCGGCCGGCTGGAGTCGCCGCTGGTGTCGATGATGGTCATCTCTGTCCAGAAGACGCCCATCCCCTTGACCATCGCCTCGTTGACCACGCGGCGGGCCTGCTTCTTCAAGTCCAGCTCAACCGGCGACCAGTTCAAATACGCTTCGATGAGCTTCGACGCGATGTCCCGCCCCTTCCGCTCCTGCTGTTCATGCATCGCGACTTGCATGACCTGTTGCTGCTCGGGCGTCAGGCCCATCGGGCCGGCCGGGGCGCTCATGCCGAACGCTTCTGGCGTGAGCTGCGGATGCCCCATCACCGTCACCGTTCGCACGGGATTGCGGTGATAGATGACTGAGCAAAAAATCTCCACCAGCTCGAACACCCGATTGAGCTGCATGCGGAAACTGGGCGGGGCGATGGACGAGTTGTACCCCCGCTCGCCGCGGGCGTAGCTGTCCTTCCACATCCAGTTATGCTCGCCGTCGAAGAAGTTAGACGCTTCTTTCGCGTCATCATCGAACGGCTTCTTGTAGTCCTTCGCCGCCTTGAGCTTCTTCGTCCAAGTGCTGACGATCTGGCGAAGCGGACTACTTGTTGGCAGCTTCTCGGCCACGTTGCTTCTCGCTCTTTTCTGGTGGTGCCATCAGCTCGCGAATCGCCTTGGCGCTGGAAGTGAAGTCCCAGACACCCAAGTCCTGCCAGCCGTGGTCGCCGTGGAGCGCCGGATCGTCCTTGTGATGGACGCTATTCCGCACCACGACATAGCCGGTTGGCGTGAACGTCAGGATGCTTATGGTCGAGTCGCCCGGTTCTGAGGCGACGAATCCCACGGTCGGGTCAGAAAAGGTGCGGTAGTCAGTGCTGAACAGCACAAGGTCACCGATGTTCGGGATCGGCATCTGCCATTGATCACTCATTTCGTCCTCCGGATTGAGGCCCCAAGTAGACATAGGAACCCTCTTCGCTTGTCAGCCGTTTTTTTCGCTGGGCCAGCCACCTCACCCACCACGGGTCTGGCTCGGTCGATCGCTGCGGGGGCCGGTGGTAATGGGGGCGGTATGCGCAGATGTACTCCAAGCACTGACAAAGATGTACTTCACCCTTGGTGTTGGGCCTGTCGGTGACGATGGCCGCGCCGGCAACGTGATTGACCTGTTTCCGGTAACGCTTGATCTCCCGCTCGAGGTCGGGAACGGCACCCTCCAAGACCCGCAGGATCGGGGTTCCGATCGGCCGGATGTGGAGTGAGTTTCGGGTGGACTCGCAGCGGGCAAGGATGTCATCGCAGCCGGCCAGGAACGACGCCCCGGTGATCTGGCTGCGGATGTTTCGTTTGACGAGCTGCTCGGTGTACTGCTCGACCGGGAGGCGGCCCGAGCCGATGTCGCGAAGCCGACCACCGTGGGCGTCGATGATGAAGGCGTGGAAATGCCACCCCCGCACCTTCTTCTCGAAGTTCTCCCCGAAGATCTGGGCGTTGCATTGCCGCATGTAGAGCTGGTCATAGACCAGCCAGAACTCCTCGGTGGGAGGCACTGCCACGAAGAGGCAGGCAGTCACGGCGTGGCCTGGGTCGATCACGGCATAGCGGCACCAATCGTAGGGGATCTGCCCATCCTTCAGCTCCTCCCGCTTCATCCCGTGGATCCGCATATCAAAATTGGGATAGACGAGAACGGAGTCGGTGATGAAGTCACCCTCGGCTCGCATTCGCAGCACATCCTCGCCGGCCGCAGCCCACCGCTCGATGCTCTTCTTTTTCTCCTCATCATCGATATGGGGGTTGTCCAAAAACCGCAGCTTGAACTGCCGGATCGGAGACTCTTCGCCTAGAGCTTGCTCGCTGGCATCAGCTCGCTCCTTGAGATTCAAGAGAGCGTTATTCGTGGAGTGCGGCATGGCCGACCAGCAAAAGACACCCTTGCGATCCGCGAGTCGTGCCTGGGCCTCGGGGATGTGCCGCTCGTCGTTTAAGTCCTCGTCAACGTGTATGCGTGTGGCACTGTACCCTTGCGCAGGCTCGCCTTCACTACTGAAGAAGTGAATAACCCAGCCATTAGTAAGGGTGCATTGCTGCATGTAGTTCGCACTCTTCAGCACCCAACTCGAGGCTTTGATCATGCGAGGAGGGATTAGCGGCGGCGCCGGCCTCGCCTCGGCCTTGCGATGAGCATCAGCGACGGGGTTGTATGCCCGCCACTCACCCGTCGCCTCGTCCTTGATGATCTTGAAAGCGCCTGGGCCGAAGAGGTACGGCACCACGACCAATCCGATGTGTTTCCAATCGCGGCCGATGATGACGAGGATCCCGTCCTTCTTGGGATACTTGTTGTAGGGATCCTGCCCCGTCACAGCTCGAGCATCTTCCACGAACGTGCAAAGCGACTTGCCAGAGCGATTGCCGCCGATGACGAGGACTTCACTCGCTCGGCACTTGTGGATCTCCTCCTGCTGCGGGTTCGCCTTGTAGAGGCGCAGGGCCTCTGTCCTCCGCTCTCGCAGCTCGCTTTGCAGCTCTTTGAGGCTTTCTCGCTGGTACTCCGAGATCGTCGGGATGCTCGGCACTTGGGGCGGATTCACCTTCGGGTGCTTCTTCCTCCGGTTCGGGGAGGGCTTCTGCGGGTCGGACATCGATGGTTCTCCCTTGGAAGGCAGACAGGGCCTGCTCAAATCTCTTGTTCAGCTCTTCCTCCAGCTCCTCCTCTGTCCAGAGCGTGAGAGGCTTCTTGGCGCCGCCGGAATCGACGTTCTTTGTGACCATCCGGCAGATCGTCTCGAGCAGCCGGTTGCGGGCTGACGAGCCAGGAGCAGAGTCCCAGTACTGCTTGACCAGCACGGCCGCCATGCCGCCCGTGCCGCCGAAGTACTGGAAGATCCGCTCAATCACCTCGGCGGTGTGCGGGATGTTGGAGCCGCCCTTGGAGGCAGAGCGAAGGAACAGATCGACGCCCGCCTCTTCGATCGCCTTGAGCGTTTCCTCCCGCTTGAGGGCCGCCCGATCCTTGCTCTCCTTCCGCTGCCTCGCCCGACAGTGGAGGCACTCGGCCGTGAAGATCTCGAGATCCTTCCGCCAACGGAAGTGCTGCTTATCCAGCGGGAAGGTGTTGCCGCAGACGTTGCACGTTCGCTCTTCCATGACCGGATGATAAGCGGGGCTTTGCACGGTATGTCATCAAACGAAGCCGGCCCGAAGGTTCACCCCTCGGGCCGGCTTACTGGTTCTTGATGACCTCCAGCGGTCAGATCTGGCTGCTGTGGAGGTTGACGCGGGTCAGGCCGACCGAGGCGGCACTGTTCGCACCAGCGATCTGCTGGCCGATGACCGTGCCGGTCGTGGCGGCGACCGCCGAGCCAGCCGTCGAAGAAGCCTGGACGGCGGCACCGGCGTTGATCGCGGCGGCCGTCTGCTTCACCTGCGTCGGCCCCTTGACCACCAGCCAGACGATGTCGTTCTGCCGCAGTTCGCCGGTCAGGTACTCATCGAGGACGCCGACAGAAGCCCCGGCCGCATGGGTCGAGGTGGTCAGCTTGCTGGTGACCTCCGACAGGGGCTTGCCCGCGTCGAAGAGGTACAGCTCGCCAGCCACCGTCGAACCGTCCGACACGCTGGCACCCTTGTAGCGGGCGGCCACGCAGTAGACGAGCCGGTTGCTGTACCGCTCACCCGTCGAGGGGTGAACGTCTTGAAAGACCTTGACCTGACCGACGATCTCGCCACCGGCCACCGGGAGGCCAGCCGGATCGGTTTCGATGGCCTCACCGCCCAGGAGCGTCGTGCCACGACGGAAACTCGGATCGCTGAAGATGCTCGACATGACTTCGTTTTCTCCGGAGAGGGATTAAGCAGCCGCCGTGACCGGGGCGAGGAGGAAGAAATTCCGCGGCGAACGGAAACGGAGGTTGCCGAGAGATGAACAGGCGTACCTATATGCCTGCGTCTCCTCGTCGAAGAAGGGGCCTTCAGCCACGAAGAGCTGATTCTCAAGGCACCGCAGCTCCATGTTGCCGATCGACAGACCGTAGCCGCGTCCTGCTGGACAAGCGTACTCCGAGCAGACCTCGACGCCGTCGAGCTGGGTGACATCGGTGAAGCCCATCGACTTCAGACCGTTCTCCTTGCTCACAGCGATCCGTTCCTTGTCAGCGAACGTGTTGAGAAACTGGATGTAGAGCTGACGGTCGAGAACGACCATGTCGATCTGCGACTCCTTCGTGTCGTTCCGCTTGCACTGGTGGATGCCCTCGCGGATCGCGAACACGCAGTTCGACCGCCAGTTGCGGTTGCCCTGCGGGTTGAACGAACTCGCGTTGTAGTTGATGACCACAGGCGCGTAGAAGTCGAGTTCGCTGTCAACCGGCACGTTCGGCCAGGTGCCGGTCGGAGCATTGATCCGACCACCACCGTAGAAGCCGAGACGAGTCGAAAGACCCGCATAATTGTCATCCGGATAGCCGTAGCGGTCGGCCGTGTTGCCGGTCGTGCGCTTCGTCGCGACACCCGACGCGCTCTCATCGATGGTGCCGTCGTAGTGAAGAAACGAGTCCATGCCGTGGAAGTCGTTCTCTGCGCCGGCCGCATTGCCGTCCTTGTACGGCTGATACGAAAGGTGCATCTCGAGCGACTCTTGCAGACGGCTCGCCATCTTGCCGGCGACATCGACCAGAGCCTGCTGGCCGCGGTTCTCGAGCAGCTCTCGGCGGTACACCGCGTCAGTACTCGTAAAGCCACGCCAGGGCAGCTCGGCGCGCTTCCACATGTTGACGCGCGAGAACGTCCGCGGAGTGTCGCCCGTGTTCCCGGTGACCGGGGCGTTGCGAAAACGGATGTTCCAATCGAAACCTCGGCCCGATTGGTTCATCACGACGTTGCCCGACTGCTCGAGCATGGCGAAGATCTTGAACTTCCGGAACGTCGCCAGCTCTTCTTCCCGAAGGTGCTGTACAATTGTCGTTCCGATGACCCGCGCCCAATCAGTGGGACTCGCCATGTCTCTGTTTCCTCGTTAGGAGTGTCAGGCCAGACCTTGCTCTTGCAGTTGTGCCGCAAGTTTTTCAGCAAAGGTCATCGGCTTGGATGGAACTCTCGCGTCGGTTGTTGCCGCAGTCCGCTGGCTCGCAGTTCGCATGGCCTGCTGTCGCAGGAATTCCATGTTCTTTTGAGCAGCGGCATTGGCAGGATTCACGGGCTGCTGCGGTGCAGGCCGGGGGGCCTGTGCCGCAAGCTGCTGAACCTGTTGCGATCTCTGCATGTTCGCGAGGAGTAAATCTCTCTCGACCATGCGAGTCGCATACTCCCAACGGGCTTTCGCCCCTTGGATGCCCAGCGACCGTGCGTCCTGTATGTATTTTTGGGCGAGCAGACCCTCCGCAGATGCATTGCCATTTTGATCGTAGAGCCAATCTGCGTTCTGCTGCTCTAAAGAGGACACAAACTGCTCCTCTTGCATCCTCCCCAATCGCTCTTGGACGATGCTTTCTGCCCGCTCGACGGCGACTTTCTCGACCATCGGGCCGAGGGCAGCCTGCGGATCCTCGAGGAACCTCTGAGCGAAGTTGGCCTTGTAAGCCTGGTACTCGGAGAGGGCGTGGCGGGCGTCGAGCGGGGCATCGGGCGAGATCATCTCGCGACCGTTCTCGTCGCGGGTGAGGTACTGCTTGTAGGCATCCCGCACCTTGGGCGGATTCCACCAGGGGGATTCCTGCGGCTGCGGAGCCTGGGGCTGGGCCGCCGGCTGGGCCTGCTGCTGCCGCGACTGCATCCACTCCTGGAACGGCTCCTTGTACTGGAGATATTCCGACGCGACCGGGATGATGCTCTGGTACTGCTGGAGGGCGTGGGTCGCGGACTGCTCACGCTGGAGGGCTTCGTATAGCCGGGAGGCTATGGCCCGATCGTCCGACCCCTGGAACTGCGGGAGCTGGCGGAATGCGCCCCAGACTTCTCCGGTTCCTGCGGAGGACGCCGATCCCTCTGACGGCGACGGCGACGAATCAACCTCTGGTGACGAGGTGGACTCGACTGCGGATTCTTCGGAGCCAATGTCGGAGATTTCTTCTTCGGCCATGTTCATGCCCTCCTGGGGATGAGGCCGATTCTGCGGGCAGTGGTGCGGGGTATGTCAGCAGTTTTTATTGACCCTGAGACTTCCTCCAGCGACTGTACTCTCGCTCTTGGGGCGTCATGTTCCAATCCGTCATGCCGCTAAACCACTCATCCTGCCGCTGCTGCTCGGCCTCTTCACGCTTCTGGTCAAGGTTCGGATCGTCTGGCTGGACATCGCCCATGAAAGCGTTGTCTGCATACGGAGTGGTCATCGCTCGCCAGTAGTCCGACCCGAGGATGCCAGCAGTCACGCCTTGGTCTGTGACAAGGTCGGACGGGATGTCACCGAACTGAACCTTGGCGGCACTTGCCGCCCCCTTCCCCAGCCCCTTGCCTGCCTCCTTCAAGGCTCCGATCAGACTCTTGGAGGTGGCGGCGGCCCCCAGCCCTCGGGCGATGTTGGCCCCGGCGAACGGAACAGATGCGGCCACGGCGATGGGGCTATCGACCGACTTTCGCGGGAATTGGGCCAGCATCTCAAATGCCGGCGTTCCCCAAGTGCGAGGCGTCTTGTCGCCCGTCACCCGATCCCACGCCCCCTGGAACTGCGGATAGAACGAAGACTCATAGGACTCCCGCTTCTCGGCGTCGGCCCTGTTGAGGGCGATGTGCTGGCGAAACTCCTCGGGCGTCATCCCGTCCTTGATGACTTGCTGCGTCCGCTCGATGTGCTGGTCGCGATCTTGGGTCGTGTTCCACGGCTCCATCAAGGCTTGGTAGTGGGCCGACAGGCTCCACGGCTTTCCGCCCGTTGCCTTGGCCCATTCACTGTCGCTGTCGAGCTGGCCGACCATGCCAATGGGATTGCGGTTCCATTCCGAAGCGAAGCGATACATCGGCATCGTCATCTGCCCCTGCCACGACGAGGTGTCGCCGCCGGCCTTCATCAGACCAGTGAGGGTGCGGGCGTCCCAATCGGAGTAGAGCGGTTTGCCGTCCGCGTCTCGGAACGCTGGTGGGCGGTCGGCTGGCTGGGAGGTAGCGGCCGACCAGAACTGATTCGCCCGCTTTGCTCGAGTGGAGATCGCATCACCACCAAGAAGCTCGTCGGCACCGGCTGCGCCTCCACCCGAGAGGAAGTTTGTAGCCACTGACATGGAGTTGGCGTAGGACGGGGCGTGTTCACCGTCCTGCATCGTGCGGAGCAGCTCATAGCCCGCCTGGGCTTGGAAGTCTTCGGCGCTGCCTGGGGAGAGCATCCAATCGGCCTGGTCGCCGTACTGCTGCCGCCACTCCGCGAGCTGCTGCTCGCTGATCGGCTCGGCCTTGGCGTACTTGCCGCCGGGGGCGCTGGCCTTGAGCGATGCCATCATCCTGCCGATCGCCTGCTCGGCCACTTGGCTGACCTGTCCAGTGCTGCCCTCAAGCCGAGCCACGACCTCGCCCATCACCTTGGCTCTCCCTTCCTCTGGGAGCCGCGGGGCAAACACATCGAGGTACTCACCGACGAACTGTGCAGGCGTGATCCGAGCGTTTCCATCGCCATCTCCAGCAAAGAGTCCGCGCTGGCCGTCGCCAGCAAGCGAGCCGTCGTTCGCCGCGCCGACGCGGATGATCGGCTGGTTCATCACATCGGCCACGTTCTGCCTGAACTGCTGGTGGTCGGGGGAAACATCGCCGGCCTGCTGCCGCTGCTGATGGGCCTCCCACTCTGCTGGACTGATTGCCATTGAGAAGTCGAAGTCACCCAACACCGGCCTGACGAGATCCGCAGTGGTTCCGCCGCTGCCGGTGGGGAGCTGGCGGGATTCATTGACGCTCTGGGCCTGGCCCATGATCGGGGCCGCCATGAGGCCGGCGGGCATGTCGCGGAGGCTGGCCTGCATGTCGCGAACACCGTCCTCGGGGGATCGCGATCGAACCTTGGCGAGGTGGGCCTGACGCTGGTCGAAGGCGGCCTTGGCCTCTTGGATGAGGTCTGCGTCGGAAGCGTGGCTGGCCTTCTCTGTGTCTGGGCCGACACCACGCAGGGCAGCAGCAAGCTCGGCCTCCGTCTCGAAGTGTGGGCCGCCGGCAACATAGCTGCCGTAGATGTCTCGAATCTGCTCTTCGTAGTTCTTGGCGGCCCCCTCATAGTCGTTCGGTTCCATGTCATCATCAACGGAACCCTGCGGATCGTCATCCTCAAAATCCACGTTCCCGTCGCCATCGTCCATCTGCTCAAACTTGTTGTCCCAATCTTCAACGAGCTGCTCCCGCTGGGCGTCGAGCTTCTCGGCCGTCTTGAAATCGCCGCTTTCGTAGGCCGCGTCCACTTGCTTCGTGAGGCGGGCGATCTTCCGCTGCGTCTGCCACGGCATGGCAGCTCGGAGAACATCGTCGGACAGGGGGAGGCGCGGGGCGGCGTTTGCCTCCCTATTGCTCCCGGGAGCGATGCCGGTTGCGGTGCCGAGCGTGATCGCGGCCGGGATGCCCTTGGTGATGATGTTCTTTCGCATCTCGTCGGAGATGACGCCTCGCCAGCCGGATGAAGTGGCTTCCTTTTGGGTCGCCGCGACCTTGTCTTGCAGGGCCTGCAACCGCTCCATCGACTGCCGCATCTGGCCGTATTGCTCAATATCTCCCATGATCTGCGGAATCAACTGCCCCGCGCGTTCTCTGCCAATCAATGGCTCTAGACGGTCATACAGCTCTTTGCCGGATGCTCGCTCTGCAACAATGGAGCGGGGGGCGATTTCTTGCGGGTTCCTGAGCCTCGCCGCCGCGGTGTTTTGCAATGTATGGGCAATGCCCCAGAGTCTGTCCGAAACATCCTTTTGTCGCTGGCTGGCAGCGAGAGGGGCTTTGCTGTTGGGGGCCGTTGCCTCCCAGACCGTGCGATCAGTGCCGTCCACCTCCTTCATAATCCTGCGCTGGATGCTGTTCAGAATTTCTTCTGAAGAGTCGTCTAAGTTCCGCAGGGCAACCTCTGCGCTACCCATCTCGCCGCGCATGTTCGGATCAAACCCTGCACCGCCTTCAAGTCCAAGTTGGCCGCGAAGCCTCCCCACCCTAGCCGCATCCAGCGGGCTAAACCCGTGCTGCTGCCGCCAGTTAGGGTCTTGCAGCGCCTCTCTGGCGGAATAGAAATCCTCCGCGCCGGTGTTATCCCAGATTGTGCCACGATGTTCGGCATAGGCTAAGTATTGCCGAATCTCTTGCTTTGCTTCGACTGGAAGCGAAGAAGTATCAAGGATACTTGGGTTGGCTTGGAGCATCTCCTCTGCAATATGAATGTCATCCGTGCCGGCGATGCCTAAAATCCGGTCTTCGAGCGCTGCGGCCTTTTCTTGGTTTTCTCTGGAATTCAAGCCAGAGTAGTCTGGTGTGCTTTGCTCTGGTGTGCTTTGCGCGAGTGCCTCATCGTAGATGGCATCGTTTCTCGGCCGGCTGGTAGATTCCCATCCGCCCAGCTTCTTGCCTTGCCGCTCCAGCAACTGCGGGATCATGTTGCCGTAGAATTTTTCTGATTTTTCTAACGGGAAGCCTACGGCCCGAGAGATGTCCTCGGGGTATGCGACTTCTACTGCGCGGTAGCCACCGCGAGCCGCATCGAGCAACGCTGATTTCAGTTGCAGCTCTTGCCAGAAATCGCGTGCTGCAAAAGGAATTGACGATGGGTCTGCCATGCGTTGCGATTGATTTTGAACATCTGATTGCAGCTCAACGATCCGCAAGGCATCGTCGTTGCGATCGGTTCGCAGATGGGCAACGACGTTCCCGCCGCGATTTCCCGTGAAGTGGTTGCGGAGTCTATCGTCCTGCCAATTCTTGTTGGATTCTGGAAACGGATCCAATGGCTGGGTGAGAAGTCGCTCGCGGTAGTCCGGCCCGCCAAGCCCATGCTGATCCCATTTTGGCTGGACGCTATAGCCGCTCTGGCCCTCGCCGCCTATTGCCACTGGCGATGGGGTGGCCCCACCTTCGCCCAAGATCACATTCTTGTGCGTGAACACTGGACTGTTCTCACGCACGGCGGCCAGCAGCTCGTCGCGAGTGACGGTCGTGCGTCCATCCACGACAGAGTCGAGATCCACGGCCTTCAGCTCCCAGCCGGGGATCCCGTCCTTGTACCGCTTGAGCAGGCCGGGGAGTTCCTGCACCCTGACGTTCTCGGGGAGTCCCTGCACGGCTCGCTCAAGGCGGGAGTAGATCCCAGGCCCAGGCTTGTACTCGAGGTAGCCGGCGACGTTGTCGCCCTGCTTGAGGGTTCGGATGAGGTTTTCGCCAGCCTTGGCTGCGACCTTGGGATTCGGTGCCATTACTGCGTGAGTCCTTTGAGGATGTGGCTGACGGTTGGGACGCTCCACGAATTGCCGAGCGCCTTATATCGCTGGTAGTCGGACACGCCTTCGGTGTACCCCTGCGGGAAGCCGAACAGGCCCTCAATCTCCTGCGGCGTCATCCTGCGGAATGAGCCGTCCTCCAGTTGCAGGGCGTTGTACGGGACTCCCTTGCGAATCACGCTCGGGATGGTGCGGGCCTTGGGGTCATTGATGTGGAAGCCGTGCTTCTCAAAGTGCGTTCGGCCGTCTGGCGCTTGTCGGTTGAGGTAGGCCACGCCCTTCGGGGAGATCTGGTACTTGTCGGGTACGGAGCTGAGCAGGGCATCGCGGAAAATCGCCTGCGACGGCGAGTACTCACCAACCGGGATGTTCGTCCAGAACGCCCGCGGCCTCGCCATCGCCCCGAAGTCCTTGGCGTCGAGAAACACCGGATCGACACCGAGAGCCTTGGAGATGACCTCAATGTTCTTGTCGCCCTTCGACCCTCGCGGCACCACGTTCTCAACTAGGAAGTGCTTGGGCTGGAATTCGTCCAGCATCCGCGGCACCTCCCAGAACAGGCTCGACCGCTCACCATCCAGACCCTTGCCCGTGACGTTCGCCCTGGAGAGGTCTTGGCAGGGAAAGCCAGCACAGAGCAAATCTGCGGATCCATCCGCTCGAGACGCCGACCGCACGTCGCCCAGGTGCTGAATGTCGGGATAGTTCTTGGCTGCGATGGCGGCGGCCTTGGGGTCGTTTTCGTAGGCGATGTACGAACCAACCGGGATGCCAGCCCCATCCAAGGCGGCCCTGGCACCGGCAATTCCATCAAACCCAGATACAACCTTGATCGGCCGCTGGGCGTTCTTGGCCGCCTTGGCAATGCTATTCGGATTCGGAGCCATTAACCCACTTCCTTCTCCACATGCGGATCCGCGCGCGGTGTTCCTTGCGGCGGCGCCACCACTTCAAAATCAAGTCCACGATGAGGGGCAGGAGGATCTGGAGGGCGACGATCCAGATGGAGCCGAATTGCTTTTCGCCATAGACGAGGGCCATGTGCCGCCTGACGCTCTTGCTGAGATCGAGCATCGCGGCCATCTCGCCGTCGCTGCCGGCCGGCGAAGCGGAGAGCAACTCATCGGGCCACTCATGGACGGCGGCTGAGACGGCATCGAATACCGCCTCCTTGCCGGCCAAGTTCTTGCGAACTGGTAGCTCCGACCAGACCCATTCCTGCAATTGCCCGAGCGTCCTGGTTGGCGATGGCATTGGTCATCGCTCGCAGTTGCATCCGTTCTTGCAGGACTTGCCCGCCTTCTCTTTCATGCGGCCGAGCTGCATCTTTTCGTAGCCGGCGTTGAGCCTGTCCTTGATGCTCTTTGAGGGTGCCTTCTTCTTCGCCATAGATGTGATCACCTCCCTTCCATTGGTTAGGGGCCACCGAACGTCTGCTGTGTTTATGGACACAAAAGAACGCGGCCCGACGCGAAGGGAGAGCGTCGGGCCGCGTGGAGGTCGCACTAGCTAGGTGCAACCGGCAAGGAGAGGCGAACAGTCTCGCGCGGCGAGACGCCTCAATGTCAGCAGTTTTCTTTGAACATCCGCCTGGGCGGGAGAAGAGTCGGCGGCGTGTCTGGGTCGAGCATCGTCCCGGCGTAGTGCCAGAACTTCGCCACGCGATTCAGCTCGTCGCGGACGATGCAAAGCCGGTAGTAGTGGGCCTCGCCGTCACGGCCAATCGTGCCGAATGCCTGAGACGCAGAGAGTCCAGGGAAGAGCGGGTACTTCTCTCCGCAGAGTGGGCCGCCGATGCATTCGTAGCGTCTTCGCATGACGCCCAGTTTATGGGCGCGTCAAGCGCAACAAGGCTACTTCCTGACCTTGGGCCTTCCGCAGCCGGGAGACTTCTCAAAAGCGAGGGCCGACCGCTTGTTGACCAAGTAGTTTCGGCCGAACTTGAAGCCCGCGATCCTGCCCTTGCGGACGAGTTGGCGAACGTATGGCTCTGCGAAGTCAAGCAGCTTGGCTGCTTCGGGGAGGGTGATCATCTCCTCCAAGTCGATCGGCATCATCTTTCGCTTCTTCTTTGCCATGCGGCAAGTATAGGGAACGGCTAAAACTCGCTGTCAATGTCTGCTTCTTTCAGCGTAGAAATCGGCCGCAAGTCCGACTGCGGGATGTAGTAGGCAGGCCCACGGCCAGACATGTCCCGCCAGTACTTCCGCTGCTTCCCCTCCCTGGCGTAGAGCCAGCCGCGGATCTTGCCCACTCCATTGTTCACGCACACCAAGATGTACTTCTTGCTGTCATCGTCGTTGTTGTTCAGCACCAAATGCCCAGAGTCGTGGGTGGTGGTGCGGACTTGGTAGTCATCGACATCGCCGCCGCGGAACAAGCCTGCCCCGGCCCAGAACTTGTTGAGGTACTTCGCGACCACGCACTCCCCGACCGAGCCGACTATGTCGAGCTTCTCCGCATCGGCAGACTGCGCCCCGTAGAAGTTCTGCCGCCCCTTCGCTCGAGCGCTGGCCCGCCTCAAGCTGCCGGCTATGAGGGCGTGGAGGTACTCGGAGTTGTCGAGGGTGACGGTAATGGTGGTGGATGCGGCTTCCATGCTTCCCTGCATTCGCTCAGTAGTGCCGTCCTACGCAATTCACTACGCAGTTCAGGCGACCCTACGCAGTTCCGTCCCTCTCTGCGGCGTGTTGTGCAACTATCCGGAAATTCCTCTGAGTTGCCGTAGAGCGACTTTCGCGATTCGCGATTCGCGAATCTCTCGCACCGTGCCGGATCGTATTGGCAATCCAACAAAAAGCGCGTTGTTCCCGATATGTCGCGGGGCGAAACATATCGGAATTGATATGTTTCCAGAACGATCTCATTGCAACAGGTTGATCAATTCGTAAGGAATAAGATTGCGAATTTCTTCAACAATCCTCTCTGTCTCGGGCGACGGTTCGCCGTGCTTCAAGATCGCGCGGCAGCGATTGCCGATTAGCTCTAGCGAGATCAGAGCCTCTTTGGCGGCGAGGGCATATCGATGCTCTCGCTCGTCATCCGGATCGGAGAGGTTGAATTTCAGTGTGGCGTAGGCCATGTATAGCGAAGTTACTGCGGTTTATCGGAAATCGATAAACCTGAGATGTGGATGAGAAACAGGATCCCGGCCATGAGGGCGACGAGCAGGATCATGCCCGTCTGCACCTTGGCCGCCCGCTCGAGCATCTCCCGCATGGCGGCCCGACGCTCCTCAATGTCGGCCAGCATCCTTGCCAGCTCACTGCTGTCCATGACTCAACGCTCCTGGTAGTACCGCCGCAGCCTATAGTCGAGTGGCGACCATGCCTTCTTGATTCGCCGGCAGGCGATTCTGATCTGCAACCCTGTCGGATCGGGGGCGCGAACAGACACGCCGCCACGCTTGCCAAGGTTTTCTGCCAGCGAGCTAGTTCCCGCAGTAGCCTTCACACTCATCTTGAAATCCACGAAATAGCATTTGGCCGGTACGTTCATGCTCGGGCCGAAGATCCACTTGCTCGAGCGGGACACACTGACGGTGGAGGAAACGCTGGGCATCTAGGCCGGTGCCGGTGCGGCACACATGGTCGATCTCCACGGCCCTGGCCCAGCCCTTGGGGTCGTGGTCGCGGAGCAGCCGCCACTCCTCGTCCTTCTTGAATGGGCAGAAGACGCAGGCCGACCGCGGCACGGGGTGCGGCACTCGCTCTTTGAGGTAGGCCATGCAGTCGCCGCGGGTCATCTGCATGTCCCAGAGCGGGAATTCGACCTTCCAGTTCTTGGGTTTTGCCAGGAACCGCTCCTTGACTCGGATCACCCGCTTCGGCTCGTCAAACGACAGGCCCATGTACTGGACGCACACATCGTCCTTGGGGATGCCCTTGCCGGGGGCCGCGCCGAAGACCATCTGCCGGATAGCCTGCTCAATAGGAACGACCTTGAAGTCCTTCGTGCATTGCCGCTGCACCGCCCCCATTCGACCGTCAGGGTGCTTGGTGAACGCCGGGATGGAGATGTAGTGACCGCCGTCACGGCGGGAATTGCCGCTGGCGTCCGTTCCCTTGTCGAGGGCATCGCCCAGCCTGCCGGCCGTCACTCGCAGGATCGGCGGGCCACCCAGCGAGTCCAGCCAATCAAGGTGCTTGTAAACGTCATCCGGCTCCTCCTGCGTGTCCGCGAAGATAGCCACATCGAACTTGTGAACCTCACCCTCAAGGGCCATGAGGAACAGGGTGGTCGATTGGACGCCAGCCCCCAGGTTTAAAACGTGCTTTTCAGTCATTCCGGCACCCGCAGAGAATTGAGCATCGTTCCCATCGGAGAGACAACCATGAACGAGTCTTGCCCCAGCTCGTCCCGCAAGACCATTCCCAAGTGGCGGCCTTGCTCCTCAAGCGACGGGCCTTCGCTCGGGTGCTTGGGGTAGTTCCGGAAGGTCACCACAAACCCGTCCTCGGCGCCGCCGCGGTAGATGTAGGCCGTGGGCGTCACCGTCACGCAGCACGGCTGCGAACTGCAATACCGGCGAATGACTTGCTTGGCGTGTTCGATGTCGCCGGCCATGTAGACCGACACCTCAAACGTGTCGCAAAACATCCGCTGGGTCTTCGCAACCTTGGTGGCCTCGCCATAGACGGCTGGGCCTTTGCCATCGGCCGGTGGCGACTTGCCAACAGTGATGATCCGAGGTTCGTCGTCCATGCTTACCTCTCGAAAGTCATGGTGATTTCTGCCCCCCGGTGCATGAGCCGATCGGCGTCGAGGGTGGCATTGCAGTTCCTCAACGCTCGGATCAGCTCATGCTGGACGGCAATGATCCGCTGAAGCCGGGACACCTCGAGCTGGAGCGGGTGGGGCTTCTTGGGCTTGGCCTTCCGGCGGGCCGGCTTCTTGGGAGGCTTCTTCATCGGTATCTGACATCCATCCAGAACGTCGGGGCCATGCACCTCTTGCCGCGGAGCTTCAGCCCATTCTTGCCGCTCTTGTAGGAGTCAATGCGGTGCCACCCGTCATCCTCCGCATCCTCGTCAGTTTTCTCCCTATACGGCGGGGTCACTTCTGAGTACTCGCACAGATGGACTGTGCCGTGCATCATGCGGTTGACCGGATCCCAGTGCTGCCACAAGCCCAGCACTGTCGTGTTCGTTTCCGGCTTGGTGATCGATGGAATCCACTTGCCATCAAAAATCGGAATTTCAAAATCGACCGAAAACTCATAGTCCTCCATACCCTTCTCCCTTCTTGAGAATAAACCGATTCGATATCGGCTTTCCTACCGTTTTACGGGCGTGTCAAGCGCAGCCACCAGATTTATCCGTTCACCGATCCACCGCATGACAGGAACCGCCATTGAATTGCCCAGAGCCTTGTACCGCGGCCCGTCTGCGGCGGGCTTCTTCCGGTACTCCACCAGCGTGTAATCGTCGGGGAAGCCCTGGAGACGCTCGCACTCGCGGGGCGTGAGGCGGCGAACGGCCATTGAGGACTCTATTGCGTGAACGTCGTGGCCGTGCATGGAGTTCAGCGTGTATGACGGCCCGCCAGCCTGGGCAACGGAGTTGCTCTTGCTGCCCTGCATATTGACCATTGGCACCTCGGCGCCGCAGGCCACCACCGTTGTGGCCCGAGTGTCGCCAGAGTCGAAGCAGCTCATCGTCGGGCTGACCTCACCAGGCACCCATGTCTCGTCATCGGTGTTGCTCTGGGCGCGTTTGGACTTAGTGAATGCGACCGCCGGAGGGGAGGGAATCCCCAAGCCGCTGCCCACTCGCACCGTTGGCGATGTGCCGTCCTCGAAAACGTCACCCCCGTGAGAGCCGAGATTGGACTGAAAGGCCACGGCGTCCTGTGCTGGCTGGGCCACCACGTTCGACGGCCTGCTGGGCCTGTTCTCGCCCTCTGCCCGCAGCGTCCCGGCGATATCGTCTTTCATCCAGAAGCCTGGGCCGCTCTCTCGCATTGAGAGAACCTCTGGGGCCGGCTGGGCCACCACGTTCCTCAACTGGAACACGCTGCCCTCGTTGGTGTATGTCCGCTGCTCGTTGTGGCAGATGGCGTGGGCCGGATCGTTGCTGAGAATCAGATGGCCCGCATCTAGATCTGCGTTGCTCGACCCGCCGTTCTGGCCGGCTCGAGCGACCACCGCCCCGACTACTTCGCCGTTTTGGCCGAGGGCGTTGAGCGGCTGTCCATCGCCGCCGACGAAGGTGTATTGCTGCTCCTTCGCACTTGCCCCTCCAGTGCTTGCGCTAAGCGCTCGGGCAACTTGCGCCCCCGGCGTTCCGCGCGACGGAGGATCCCCGAACACGCTTTCGCGCTCAAAAAGTACCGCTGCTGCACGGCGCCAGTCTCCAAGGTGTGCGACAACGAACACACGACGGCGTCTTTGGGCGACTCCAAACCATTGAGCGTCAAGCGTCCGGTAGGCCCACCCGTACCCGAGTTGCTCCAACGCCCCGAGGAAGGTGCCAAAATCCCGTCCTTTTCCACTACTAAGGACGCCCGGCACGTTTTCCCATACGATCCATTGGGGGCGCATGACTGAAGCAAGCTGAACGAATCGGAGGGCCAAGTTACCACGCGGGTCATCCAAGCCCCCTCGGAGTCCTGCGACTGAGAAGGATTGGCAGGGCGTTCCTCCGACCAGAAGTTCAACTGCTCCCCGGCCATTGAGCATTTCCTCCGTGATCTTGGTCATGTCGCCAAGGTTGGGATACCCAAAGTGGTGATCCACAACAGCGATCGGGAACGGCTCGACCTCACTCGTCCATGCACATTCCCAGCCCAGGGGCTTCCAAGCCACATGGGCGGCACCGATTCCATCGCATACGCTGGCGTACCTCACGCCTGTCCAGTATCCGGCTCTGTCAAATGCAACAACGAAAAAACTGGGTGGGCCGGCCAAAGCCTCCCCGCAGCTCGAGACTGAAGGGGAGGGAACCCGCGGAGATGGCGAGCCGGTTTATCAGTCCGGTGCCGGCCACGGGTACGGTCGCAAGCATCCGACCGCAGCTCGCACCGAGGTAGCGATCCCCGGTGTGCCTACACCTACCAGCGGGCCTTGCATTGCCCAGAGTGGGTCTGCCGCAGGGGGTGCCTGTTCAAGCGTATAGGCTCGCCTCTGACGGGTCAACCGCGGCGGGGGTGTCGAGATAGCCTCGGGGGCCGAACGGGCGGCAGAGGGCCAGCCAGGAGGCCCATTTGCAAA